TCAAGGGGTTACGAGCTTTAAGGCCCCCGATCCTCGCGACACTGGAACATCTGCGTGAACTGATCGTGAACTCGTCATTTCTCGCAGCCCATCCAAAACCCTCACTGCATCTCTGACTCTGGCTGGCGCCAAGTGCGCATATCGCTCTGTCATCGTGATCGTCGAGTGGCCCAACAAATCCCGAACTTCTGCCAGCGCAACCCCCGCACTGATCAAATGTGCCGCACATGTATGGCGCAGATCGTGAATCACGAAATCCTTGATTCCGGCCCGCTCACACGCCGCCTCGAATCCCTTCCTTATACAAGCCACTCGCTCGCCCGAACTTCGACTGAAGACCCACGGCGATGCTGGGCATGTCTCGGCGCGATACGCCATCCTTCCTTTAAGAGCATCCAGAGCGCCTTCATTGAGCGGAATACTCCGCCGCTTGCCTGCCTTTGTGTGCTTTCCCTCCAGATAGATCAGCCGGTTGACCAGATCGACCCGGCGCCATTCCAAACCCAGCATTTCCTCTTTTCGACAACCGGTGTTCACTGCAAGGTGAATGAAGTCATCCAGCAGGTCCCCGTTGCGCTGTGTTCTGGCTACCCGGCACAGCGACTCAAGCTCAGCCCGGGTCAGCCATCGCACCCGGCCTTCCGGCTCGCGCAAAGTCCGGCCTTTCACCTGATTGGGCAATGCCCATTCAAATTCCACGTTGCACCAGTTGATCGCTGCCGACAGTGCGGCCAATTCCCGATTTACCGTGGCCGCAGATACGCCGGATTCCATGCGCAATGTCGTGTACTCACGAATCTGCTTACCCCCTAGGTCATTCATCACAACCCCTGTAAAATGGGCTCGCAATGGCTTGACCCTGTGCATGGTCGTCTCGAAACTGCGCTGATGCTGGCTGGCGTGGCGCAGGTACGGGATCATCACATCATCAAAGGACCGGGGCGGATTCACGCCCCACTCCTTTTCCTTCCAGGCATCCGCCTTCGCTTGCTGCTCTACGGCTTTCGCCGCCGCATAGTCGCTAGTGCCAGAAGATCGTCGTACTCTTTTTCCGTTTGCTTCGGTGACAAAGATCCACCAATAAGGTGAATCCGCTCTTTTGTAGGGCATATCGTTTCCTCCGACATGCCGCCCGCGCCGGAGATACTAGCAGCGGCGGCATCGTCGATCATCTTCTGCAGTTGTTCCTGGTGGACGCGAACGCCTCGCTTCATCCACTTCACGCAAGGGATTAGGCGGTCGCGGACCATGCGATACGCCGTCGTGCGGCTGACACCGAGCATGTCGGCTGCCGTCTCGACTGAAATCAGGCTCATGTGCTGCTCCGTGCCGCGCAGGGCGGCGAAGGGGTTAAAGGCTTTCGCGCAATCGGCGAACCCAGATGTTTCGTTGATCGGTGCGCTGGACTTCCTCGGCCCATTTCTCCTTGTGATAGCCGATATCCTTGATGGCCTTCGCCTTCGCGCTCTCCAACCAATCGGCACCTGACAGCAGTGCAGTCGGATCCTGGTAGAAGCTCGCATCGCAATCCCAGTCGATGCTGTCGGTGATTTGTCTGACCATGAACTCCTTCAGCGGATGGTGCTCTGCCGTAGGGGGTGTCCATGCTTGAGCGCACACCAGCATCTCTTCGTACTTCTGGCGCAGGTCGTCCAACTCCTTGATGCGCGCCAGGCGCTGGAGCTCTGCATTCTTGTGCTCGGCTGCCGCTTTGAATCCGCACTCCATCGTCGTCATGGATTCCAGGGTGGTGAGCGTTTCGCGCGCTTCTGCCAAGGCCTTGAAGTGGTAATCGCTCGGCTGGAACTCTTGGGGGATCTTGTCGCCGCCGGATGGCTCGTCACGGAGGGTGATGCAAGCTCCGAAAGCGCGGGCGCACCCAAGGGCAAACTGCGAAAAGGCGATTCCGTCTTTGATGTCGTGGGTATAACCAGTAGGCATGACTGTTCTCCGCCCGCCATGCGGCAGGCTTGAAGTGGGGAGGGGAGTTACTGAATCTTGCCGGTCAGGCGTTCGCGCCATCGAGCCATGCCGCGTCGATTCTCGCTCGAGCTAACTGCGCATATTCTGGGTTCAGCTCGCACAGGATCGACCGGCGACCCTCCTGCATGGATACCAGCGCAGTCGTACCGGCACCGCCGAACGGGTCAAGCACGACCCCGCCGCGCGGCGCGCCGGCCAAAATACATGGACGAATCAGGTCAGGCGGGAAGGTGGCGAAGTGGGCGCCCTTGAAACTGTGTGTTGCCACCGTCCAGACGCTACGCTTGTTCCGCGTCAGTATGTCCCAGCTGCTCGGCTCTCGATCTGGCCGATGCGTGCCCTTGGCCTGTCCAGGTATCGACTGTTCGCGCTTAGATCCTTCACGCAGGAAAGTGTCGCGATTGGTCCGCGCAGATCCTGACTTATGAAATGTGCCGTGACCGCCTTCACCGGTTGTAGTGTCCCAGCCTGCAGGTACTGTTACTCGCGGCTTCGGTACCGCATCAAAGCCGTGGCCGAAACCGACGCCACTTGGAGTTGGTCCATATGCTGCTGGCTCCCGGATAGCCTGCATGTCGCAGTGGTACCGTCGCGACTTGCTGAGAAGGAACAAATACTCATGAGCCTTGGTGCAGCGGTCGCGCGTCGACTCTGGCATTGGGTTCGGCTTGTGCCAGATGATGTCCTGCCGCAGATACCAGCCATCATCCTGCAGTGCGAACGCAAGACGCCAGGGCATGCCCATCAAGTCCTTCGGCTTGTACTCGGCGTGCGTGGCGGCTTTGGCTTTTCGCTGACTCGCCATAACCTGCCGCTGGCTGATCGTTGAAACGCCGACCCCCATATCATCCCGGCCATGAGCACCCCAGCTGCCTGCATAGCTGTCACCCATGTTCACCCAGGCCGTGCCGTCATCGCGAAGCACGCGGCGAACCTCACGGAAGACCTCAACCAAGCGGGCGATAAACTCAGCCGGTGTTTCCTCTAGGCCAATCTGGCCTTCTACACCGCAGTCTCGGAGGCCGAAGTAGGGAGGCGACGTTACACAGGTCTGCACGGACTGGTCAGGCAGCGTCCGCATCATCTCGATGCAGTCACCGACCAATATCTGGTGAAGCTCGCTCATATTGAATTCCAATGCGCGCGCCGCCCTCCAATACTGGCTGGTGGCAATTTGATTAGGGTTCAGGTATTACGGGTGACCGGCATGGAGCCGGGTCAAAGGAGTGATACATGAGTCAGCAGCAGGCACAAATTGATGCTTTGGAGCACCTTCTACTCGCAGTCTTGAAAAGCTCGATCACGAACGGGGTACCGCTGGGTCACTTCTTCGAGAAGGCCCAAGGGACGCTGATGGGTAGTGACGGCCCTGGAGGCCCGACCGAGAAGTCGGCCGCCGTCGACTACCTTAACTATTTGAAATCAAGAGTGGAATAATCACTCATCTCGCCCAATCCGCAGCGCTTCCCGACTGTAGGCAATCTCGAGTTTTCGCGCCACGTTTTCGGGTATCACGTAAACGTGGCGCGGCGGGGTCAAGAATGGCTTCGAGCCTTCGCGTCCCAGGCCATGAATATGGTGTAACAGCAGCGTCACTGCCTCGGCCTGCTCAGTAATGCCATGCCACTCCATCAACTCCTGAAGCACCGTTCGGGTCGCAGGCTTGGTCCAGACCCGCAACTCTTCCTCGTCGCTATCCCGGCGCCTCTTTGCAGTCTTGGCTGATCTTTCTGCTGAATTCATCGCCATCACGCGGCCCTCAGCGCTTCATCCTCGACATCGAGGTTATCCAGCGCTTCCCAGATGATTTGCCGTGGCGCATTCGACATGGCGCACATCGCGACGATCTTGCGGTGTGCCGGGTTCTTTGCTCGGCCACCTACATCCGCCAGCACCTCTTTCAGCCGTTCGCCCGATGGCTGCAGTGTCGCCGCCAGCGCCATGACCAGCAGAACGTCCAGGCCATCCAGCGGGCGTTTCTCGGCGCGCCACCAGAGGTGAGGCTTGCCAACTGATCCGCGCTCCCGGGCAACCTTGCCCTGAGTTTCCAGCGCTACCAGATCAGCGCGAACTGCCTGGATTGACATGCCGGTCGCATCCGCCAGGGTCTGAGCGGTCATCCCGGCCGATTGAGTTAGGTAACGCCAGATTGGGGTCATGTTTGATACCGCTCGGAATTAGATGGATATGTTCGGCCCGGCGTCGGATGCGGACCTTTGCGTTGATGCGCTTCATGCTGCCTTCGCTCGCTCCCAAACGCCCATGGCCGAGAACACGGCATTGGCCTGGGCTTCAGTGAGGCTGATCTGGTCAGGTATGGCGATCCAGCCCGAACCGATCACATGCTTCTGGTTAGCAGATGCGCAGACCTCGGCGTGTTTCTCGATCATCAGCGCTTCCAGATTTGCAACCAGGTGCATGCCGGCGGTCGTGAACTCGGTCGCCTTGCTGTACTGGGCGCCGCCGGGCTCCTGGCAGAAGACTGCGATGTACACCGTCCATGTATGGGCGATATCGCACAGGGCATCGGCTACCGGTAGGGTGCGAATCTGCTTGCAGCTCTTCCAGTTGACCATCACCTGCACGTCGCCGGGCTCAACATTGGCTACGGCGGCATGGTTGGTTCGCACCAAGGCCCGGCGGGCGCGGTCGATCTGGGCGCGACGGTTGCAAACTTTGCGGACCTTGCTCATAGCGCCTCCGTCATCTGACGAAGTTGCTTGCGGCCTGCCGGGGAGATGATCCGGGACTTTCGCTTGAGGACCGTTTCAGGGTCTACCCAGTCCTTGCGGACGGGCGGGATGGCGCGCTCTGGCATGCTCGGACCGATCTTGACCCGGCCGCCAGAATTGAAAAAGGCAGCCTTGGCCGCCTCGATCTGTGCTTGCCGCTCGTTGGCGGCGATGATGAAGTTGTTTGTCATGCTGCTACCTTCTCGAGGATTACCCCCGGCATGCTAAATGTGTCGCCCTGGACCTCCACAAGGTCGTCGAGGTTCTGCCAGTTAACGGTGAGCACCGAAATAGGGGCTTCACCATTCGCCACAGCCTTCACCAGAGCTTCAATATCGGTTACCCGGGCCCGATTGCGCTCTGAGCGTGGCGCCACCTTCGGCGAGCTGGATACCTGGCGCACGGTGGTGGCTTGAGCAACGCTCGTGACCGGTTCGGGCGCCGCCACATGGACAGGCGCAACCTCTGCCGTCTTAGCCGCTGCGGCCTGATCGTCGGCGATGCGCTTCAGCTCCTGCTGGCGGATCTGCTCGCGCTGCGCTTCCAGCTTTTTCGCCTCGGCCTGTTCGTGCTCGTTGATCCGCACCTTGATCAGGGAAACCAGGTCCTCGTTCTGCTTCAAGACGAGCTGCTGCAGGTCGCTGAACAGAAAGGTGTGATCGACAGCCAGCTCAGCCAGGCTCGACAGGTTCACGCGAATGGCGTCGGCGATCTGACTTGCCTCGATCTTCGCCCGGGCAAGCTCCGTATCTACCGCGTCTTGCAGGCTGGCAATCGTCCGTTTGTTCTTCATGGCGCCAGCGAAGTCTGCGGCAACCGCCGGGATGGTCACGCGGCCCAGCGTCTGATTGATCGTCAGGACGTGAGCGGCAAGCGCCTGCTCGGCCGCCTGCTTTATGTTCGTTTTCACCAGCAGCTCTTGAGCCTTGACCAGCTTGTCGACCTTGAGGCGGGTTTCCCGGGCGTGAGCGCTGATCCGATCCAGCGACGAGAAGAGCTCATCAATGGTCTGGGTTTGCGACAGTGCCTGCTTCTTCGCTGCCGCTACCGCCTCTTCGACGTCGCCGCACCACTTGACGGCTTTCTTCGCGTCGGCGAAGTCCTGATCAGTCGTCAGGGTAGTTTTCACCGAGTCGATAACCGCCAGGGCAGATTGCTCAAACGCCTTGAGGTTGCTGGCGGTGACCATGCCGGTCAGCTCTATACGCAGGGCCGGGAGCTCGTCCGGGGCCTTGCCGACCACAATCGAAGGCGCTTCTGCAAACTCATGAGCTTCGAGGTCGGCCTCGAACTGCTTCCATCCGGCAACAAGCTTGGCGGCGCGGCCTGGAACCGGGGTGTATTCCATCGACACGAAGTTTTCTTCGGTTCCGTCCGAGCAAACGAAAATCACTTTATCGGCGCCACTCACCAGCAGTTGTTGCTCCAGCTGCCAGTAGTAGTGCGGATCGAGGCTGCCTGAGCGAACGTCGGCGGCGAGCTGCTCATTCCACATTTTGTGTTCGAACAGGGTTTCGCCGAGCATGGTGCAGCCGTCGAGCGAGGCCAGCAGGTCGTCCTTTGTGCCGACTACAGGGAAAAGGTCTTCGCCGATCCTGGCTTCCAGAATTGGACGGGCCAATGCTTCGAACTCGTGGCCCTTGTCGAAAAGGTATTTCTGAACCCACCACGAAACATCGCGATCAAGTCCTGATTTTTTGGCATCGAGCAACTCGGTGCGCTTCATCTGCTTCGACGCGCCCATCATCACAGGGGCTTCCGAGGCTGTTTTGTATTTGGCGCGAAGTGCGTGCCAAGCGTCAGAGCCCTGAGCTACGTTATGCGTCTTCATGCGGCTTCTCCCTGGATTGGAGTCATTTGATTGATGCGATCGATTTGCGCACCAGTGAGTGTGTATTTGGATTGGAGGAAAGCGATCAGGCTTTCCGAGTCCGTCTTTCCGCTATCTACCCCGTCTTGCCATTTGGGGAGCATGGTTTCGAACTTGGCGTCGTCGTAGGCTGGACTTGCCGGTGGTTCGTTGACCGCCTGCGTTGGGGGTGTAATGTCGCGAGCCCCCTCCATGCCTTTGCCCTCCATCTCCTCGGCCGTTGGAGCTGATCCGACTTCCGGGAAAGCTTTGCGCAAGGCCTGTGCTTCGGCGCACTTGGCGATCTGGCCACGAGGCCGTTTGGCCCACATGGTGTTCGGAGCACCCGAATCACCTTTCTCGGCGTAATTCTCAAGCCAATACTCGGTTGCGGTGAAATGGCAGATGTGTCCATCGACCAGCTTGTCCACCGTTACCCGGCACCATTCCGGGTACTCAATGCTGGCCTGCATCAAGGTTTTCTGGCGCTTGCCGGTAGGGCCGTCGACCCATACTTCCTTTTGGAATTCCAGGGCGCGGGTTGGGCCATATTCAGGCTCGCTCACGCCGGCGTATTGCCCTGTGCGAGAAGCGTTGATTCGATACAGTCCGATGCCCGGCATCACGACATCGCGATTCGCCTTGATGTCATTCCCGTATTGATCTTTCTGTCCGGTCGAGACCTTCATCGGAACGATGTGGACGGGCTTCTGCATCGGATCAAGGCCAGTAGCCTGGCAGTAACCGATCACCATCTTGATCGATGCATCCGCCGCACCTGGGTAAAGACTGCTGCGAAGGACATCGATCAACTCTTTTTCATCCAGCGCCAGTGACGGCATGGATTCTTGGCGTTGCATAACTGCGGACATGACTATCTCCACGCGCCACGCCGTCACCGGGGCGCTGCGAGTAAATGAAAGGGGTTATTGCTGGGTTTGTGCTTTGGCCTGGCGGGCCGCTATCGCGCATTCAGCGTGATGGACGCGCCACTTGCCTTGGTATCGGTTGAAGTGGCCAGCTCCGGCGGCGACAGGCAGGTGGCACTGGTAGCAGGTGCCGGGGTGCTTATTGCGCATGGCTACCTCAGTTCGTGATTCGCTCTGCGTATGCGCTTGCGAGCATCCAGAGCGTGAAAAGGAGAAGGGCGACTGCACTACCTCGCCATGTGTACAGCCGGCGGGCGCGCTGTAGGCGGGTCATTTCGATGTCTATCGGTTGATTACAATCGACATGAAGTCGTCATCGTCGAGTGCACCCCACTTGTCGTAGAACGCCAGCACGTCGGCTTGGAAGAGCTTCTTCCGTTCAATCAATGTTTGCTCTTCCTTATCCATGGATAGCCACTTGGGATCGTCTGCGCAGCAGGCGCGATGACACGAAACATAGGCGTCAGCTGTTTCGTGGTAACGATAAAGCCCTTCAGTTATTTTATTTCCGCAGGCACAGCACTGCATGGTCCCAGACATTTGGGAGCGGGCGTCTGCGTAGTTGTAGTGGCGATTCTTGCGACTCATGCCCGCACCTCACAACGCCACCGCCCATTAACCCGGCGCGGCTGGCGAATCCATTGCACATCCGACACCAACAAAAAGCCCCGCAGTTGCAGGGCTTGGGTTATTCCTTCGAATGATCCGGCGATGATGCTCACGGCGTCACCTCATCATCTGCATACGGCGGCAGATTCCTAGGAGCTACAGGATCAAGAAACATCGCATGCTCGCCAGCCGTAACATAGGCCGGGAGATTCAGCACATGCGAATCCCACACGATGTGGGCGCGATCACGATACGGCGTGTCGACACTATTCGACTCCAGCCAAACCAGGGGCTGATTTCCTCCGCCGCTTCTGACGGTGCAGCGCATTTCAGTTTCAAACGTGCTACGGACCTGTTCGCAGTTTTCGTCTTCCCGGCGAATATCCCACTGATCAAGCGGCAGCACGATAAGATAGCGGCAGGCCCGAGCGCCTGCTGGATAGCCGTCTGGCGGTGGCGCATCATCAGCGTCCCAGCGCAGCTCTAAGCGCGGCAGTGGCAGTTCGCTCGTCTTGAGCAGTGGTGGGTTTGGTTGGTCGCTCATGCCACTTTCCTCGGTTGGCGCTCAAGGCTTTCCGCCCGGATCTGCGCGCAGTAGTTTTTGAATTCTTCGGAGTCGATGACCTGCGACGTGAAGTAGGCGATGACCAACCCTTCAGCGAGGCCAGAGGCCATATCCGTGTTGGGATGGGTTGATATCGCCGCAATGGCTGATTCTATGGCTTGCTTACTCATAGCGCGTCATCCTCAGCTTCTTCCAGCAAAGCCTCTACACCGTCGGCGGCGTGAGGGGAGAGCAACTCGACAGCGAGGTCTCGGAGGGCCTGAGCCGTGCCCAGTAAGTAGCTGGCCGAAGCCTTATCAGCGACACCGCGCATTGCGCTCAGGACCAGATCGGCGAATGCATCGCACTGATCCTCGCCTTCCTTCTGTCGGTCAACCAAATGACATTGGACGCGGTCGCGGAAGTCATCGGCGGTGACCGACTTCGCGCCTTCAAAGCGGCGCTTCCAGCGAACATCGGCGCCAAGCAGCAACTGCTCAACCCCGTTTTCGATCCATTCTGTTTCGGCCGTATCGTCATCCTCAGGAGGCAACGCACGGTCGTAGTTCTGTTGTGCAAGCTGCAAGGCTGCGTTCATTTTGCCTCCAGGGCTGAGGGAGTTATTGGCCGATATCGCTTTCTGCGGCGTACCAGCCGCATTGCCATTCACTGGACTTGCTGTGATTCATCGGCTCGCCGTCTTGGCGGGCGTCGTAACCTTTTTGGTATTCCTTGCTGTTCTCGCTCATCACTCAATCCTCAGTCAGTGAATCAATTCGGCTGACCACTCCAAAGCGGTCATGCGAATAAATTCAGGGCAATAAAAACCCGGCGTTAACCGGGCTTCCTTCGTATGTCAGTCAGCCAAGCGCGCCATGTGGGCGGGCAGGGCAATGTTGTTAGCCCATGATGAAACCCTCAGTTGCTCGCTCACTGGGCAGGCAGTGGCCACCTATTGAAGCTGCATTGGAAGGCGCGCCCCAGCAATCCGCGAACTTCTCACGGGACAGCAGATGGCTGGCTATGGATGGGCGCGCCTCCGATGCAGCCTCGATTGCCGCGCATATCTAAGCATTGCCGGCCAATCGGTAAGAGTCAGCCCTAGCAGATATGGCTACAGCTACCCGCTCATCGAATCGCTCGGTTTGCCTATATCTTGCCTCGGCATCAGATAGAACTATCGCCTTTGCCTTTCTCCATGCCGCATGAGCCTCTTGATCGGTCTCATATGAACCAATGCAAACACGACGACCTTGGTTGTCATTTATCCGAGCTTGAAATCTTAGCTTTTTGTTTCGGCTGTCAAATGACACGCCCGGCGAAAGCGAATCGCATCTACCCCCATGATCAGCCATGAGGGCATTAAGCCATGGAGGCACGAATACCGATGTTTCAGGCCTATATAGCTTCATGCCTGGAGAGAGGATGTCTTTATCAAGATGATTTCCTTGCCATGGCTGGCCTAGCATCCACGATCTAAAAGTCATGAATGAGTGCCATCTCGCATCTACGCCGCAATCACCATAGCGGGCCTTGTACTTTTCATTGTCGCCGTAACACCTTTCGATCAAGCCCTTCCATCGAGAATACATCGGGCAAGAGACGCGGTTTGAGCCTCTTGAGAAAACACTGTAATCGGCATCATTAATTCCGACGCCACGAATCATTCCCTTTAGTTTATTCATGCTTCGGCCCTCTCTATTTCCGGACAACTCCACGAATTGGCTGAGGCGATGCTTTCTCTCACTCCTTGCCCATAGGGCTGGCTGTGGCGAAGATCGGCATCGGAGAGAAAAGGTAGCCCCGAGCCTTTGCTGCTGCCGATTCAGCCTTGTTTAGCCATGGTCTAAAATGACTTTCGATATAGTCCAAATCCACATCAGAGAGGACCAGCTCCCGCTTAAGGTCTTCCAGCGCCTCAATCAGATCAGGCGCGGCGGCGATCAGACGGGCATTGGCCTCGATCTCGTCCAGACTGCGCATATTCGACACAGCGGCGGCCACAGCAAGTGAGTCGCCATCGTGCAGAATGTTGAAGTCTCGAAAGTCATCAGGCCCTTCGGCGCGCCAAGGCCCCGGCGTAAACCTCGACTCACTCATCACTTACCTCCTGATGCTGCTTGAAGTCGCTGTAGCCCTCTTCTGTTGCCGGAGTCTTGCTGCCTGATTCGTTCATCTCACTTACCTCCTACCGATCTCGCCAGACGCATCCATACATCACGCTGAGCGAGTGCCATTTGACTGAATTCTTTCTCCCGTATAGCCAGATGGTTATGGCTACGGGCTGCTTGTACTGCGAGTTGCAGAAGGGACATGAGGGGCTTCCTTGCGGATTGATTTCCCGATGCGGCCTAGGCGTAAGCCGCATAAGGAAAGCGTTACGTTGCAAAATCGTGCCAAGCATTTAGGTACTGGCTGCCGTTGCCGCTGTTCGTAAACCTCCAGATCAACACGTCCATCCCGCCACCAACCTCGCGGAAGTAACAGAGGTTTTCATCGACGCGATCAACCCAGCCGAGTAACTCCCCGGCAGGCTTGGTCATGTGTTTGTCGCTCGTAAAGACACGACAGCCTTTCATAGGCTTGAACAGCCGCATCACGCATGCATCCGCACGGTGATGTAGCCGTTACTGGCCACGATGCGCTCCCACTGGTTGAAGTAGACGGTGGCCCCGAACTTGTCGATGGCTGCCTGCTTCACCTTGCTGAGCACATCGTCTGGGCTCTCGCTGCCCTCTGGCAGAGCGAGCCATTCGAGACGCTTGCCGTTGCTGAGACTTGAATCGATATTGAATTGAGCCATCTCTCTACCTCCTGATTGCCCATAGGCGAATGGGGGAATGGGGTTAGGTCCGCTCCAACAAGACCAGTTTCTCGATCTGCGGGACCGGGGTGATCATGTAGCGATAGGCGTCCGTGGTTTCGTTGATCACAAAGCCAAATCGCTCGCCAATCGCTCTTAAGGCGGGAATTGAAAGCCCGATCACAACCAAGTTGAAGCTGGTCGATACCGAGTCGACGCCACTTACCTTGAACACGTCGCCAGGATTGCTACTCCAGGCGCCGCTGACTTTCTCTACGCTGCCATCGCGCATCGTGAACGTGCCGCCGCATCCGCCGCCATCACCCTCACAGCAGTAATCAACGACACCTTCGTGCTGAGCCAGATATAGCGGACCGAATCGGTCGTAAATCAGCCCCTGGTTGATATCCTTTCGAGCCTGCGGATCGCCTTTGAGAAACAGGTTCCAGCGGCGGTTGTACCAAGCCAGCTCTACGCTGGTCACTGCATCAACAATCTTCATCGTGGGTCTCCGTTGATTTCCAAAGCGCCCTCATTGAAGGCGCTTCAGTAAATCGTTCGGTTACGCAGTCAGCGCTTTGAGCTTCTGGCGGCAATCAGTCATCTCTGCGTAGCAGCGTCTTGCTTCGGCTGAGTCGCCTTTGCGAAGTGCTTGGATCGCCCAGCGCTTCCACTCAGATATGAAAAAGCGAAGATCCATTGCGATTGCTGCGGTTTCGTTGATGAACTGACCTTTCTCGTTTCGGTAAACCATGGCGAATCCCTCCCGGTTGATTTCCCTGATGCCCCTGTCTCCAAGGGCATCGAGGAAATCTGTTTGTTTCCTTATCGATGGCCGCGAATCCCCGCCATCACTCCACTTACCGGCCCTTCAGCGCCGGAACGAGGGAGGCCCTCGCGGACCCAGGCTCACTGTGCTGGGTCACTTAACAGGTTCTGGCTTCTTGAGGCCTGCCGGCGAACCGGACGTGCAACTAAAGAACGACTCCGAATCGGAGCGGGCCTTGTCAGGCCCTGGCGAGTCGCTGTAGTGGCTCGATGGAGTGAATTTATCCCTGTGATAAATTGGTGTCAATATCATTCTGATAAATTTCTCGATAATTTTGATAAATTGATTATCTACTGTGTTTTCTTCCGCCCACAAAAAAGCCCGCTCAAGGCAGGCTCTGTCTCAGGATCAGGTGCAGGTCAACCGCAGATCAGCAGGTCGACGCTAAAGATGCAGGTCGATGCCTGCGAGGGGTAGGGTGGCTCGCCGGGATTGCCCAAGCGCCAGAACGAAAAAGCCCGGCGCTTGGCCGGGCATCGAGTCAGGCCGCTTGGGCCTCAGTCCATTTATCGTCGCATAATTGGAATGTGGTGCTTTGGTACGGGTCAACTCCCGAAGGAATTCGTTCCGGCCCGTAGTTGGCATGGATGTATGCCGAGTACCATGCTCTCATCGCCACGTCGGAAGCGCCTGGAACCGGCTCGGAACCTTTCTTCTCCCAGTTCGCGATGGTTTGGGCGTCCACACGGAACAGTGCTGCGGCCTCTTCCTGTACCAGGTCCTGTTCCTTGCGGAGAAATCTGAACTGGTGGCCGGTCATAGGTTTCTTCTGACTCACGATGTCTGCGGCGATAGCCCTGTGAAGGCCCTCTACATTGTGAATCCTTACGCCTGGGCCATACGACGTTTCTACGATCGTGTAGCCATTCTTCAGGTAGATGCCGTCGAGGCCGCTGCCTGTATATTTATACATTTCCCACCTCCCAGACGGTGACGGCGACAACCTCGCCAGGGTTGGACACCGGTTTGACAGAGGCAACGACGCACACGATATCTCGCGGCCAGGGCTCTCTGATCCTAAACTCGTAGCTCTTGTGCTTGGCGCTCCAGTCGGGGCCAGCAATGATTACGCCCCGTTGCAGACACCTAAGCGCCTCTCCGGCCGTAACGCCCCGCTCATCGAGACGCTGAAGAAAATGATCGGTGAAAATCACCTTTTCCGAATCGCGCGCAAGAGCATGCACAATACCCTCGAGCTGTTGCCGAGACCATTTCGGTTCAACCACTTTCATACGTACCTATAATATTTATAGGTGGCGCCATCATAATGCGCAACCGGTTGTTGTCAATAAACGTTAAAATCGAACCGGTCGACCAGCGCGAGAAATCGCCCTGCAGCCCTATGAAAACGTAGATTCCATTCTATTTTATAGCTGACGAATGGTTGTAATGCCTGACCTCACAAATCCCCGCCGCGCCAGACGACCCGGCCTACCAGAGCGCCGAAGACCAAAAGACCCGGCCGATTATCGTGATCAGACAGTCTTCCATCTGTTGAGAGGTGTATTCCTCATCCGGGTGCTCGTCGCGGTTAAAGCTGCGCATGCGGATTCCGCCTCCGGCCAGGCGGTAGAGAGTCTTAACCCGAAGCTGTCCGTCATGGTCGAGGGCGTACATCTTCCCGTCAACGACTGTCGTTGAGCCTTGGTCAACGCCCACGGTGCTCTTGTCAGGCAGAACCGGCTCCATGCTGTTGCCGCTCACGGTCACGCACACGGCGTCACTCGGCTGCACCCCCTGTCTGCGCAAGGTCAGCTTTCCGAACCGTAGCTTCTGCTTATGCGACTGCTCCACGATGGTCTTCCCAGACCCTGCAGACAGCTCCACTTCCTTGAGGAACGGCACATACACCTCATCATCATCCAGTGGGGTGTCGTCATCCCATACGTCGAACGGGCCGATCATGGTGGCGTTCGATATGACTTTGCGCGGCGGATCGGTCCGAACGCCGGCATCACCTTGAGGCGTATCCAGCCACCCAGGCGCAAGGCCCTGGGCTGCCTCAATCTTTCGAGCCAACTGGTTGCCAAGGTTTCGCTTCGGATTGGGTGACACGATCAGACTGATAACCGAGGGCGCGGTGCCGCACGCTGCTGCGAATTCCGCCTGTGTAGGGAATCGAGCCGATAGGGCGCGAAGGTTATCTCTGCGAATGCTGTTTATGTCCATCTACAGATGATCCCTCCTTTTATCTATCTGATAAATAATCAATCTGATAAATCATCGCTTGCTTGAAAATTATCACTGAGATAAATTTGCATTATCTCCGCGATAGGTGACAACCATGAAAAACCCAGTTCCCGACATGCAGGCTTGGCTGACACATGCCAGCCCTGACGAGCGCCAGAGGGTTGCCGATGAGTCGGGAATCTCCGTTGGCTATCTGTGGCTGATCGCTGGGGGGCACAGAAAGCCCTCTGAAGACGTTGCGACCAATCTCCACAAGGCCACCGCAGGGCGCGTGTCCGCCTTTTCCTTTTTCCCGAAGCTCGCGGCTATTGCTGCGCACTCGACCGAATCTGCCGCCTAACCACTTCATCAGCCACAAGGAAAAACCAAGCATGTACGACGAACCACGCCATCTGAAGGACCGGGAAATCAAGTCCCGCTACGACGATGAAACATACGAAGCGCTGAAGGCGGTAGCGAGGCTTCACAAGCTCCAGCTCGCTGTCTTCGTGCGCATGTGCGTCGAAGAAAAACTGGAAAGCATCATCGAGACCGATGTTACCGACAAACACCAAGTGGCCTGAAGTCCCGCAAGGAGGCCTACGTGCCCGAAAACACGATCTGCCATGGGATCGATGGGCGGCTCTACGAAAAGCTTGAACGGCTGGCTAAAGCAGCGGGGGTAACCCCCGAGCAGTATGCCGCGCAGCTTGGAACAGAACGCTTCTTCGAAAAGACCAGGCCAAAAGGTGCCGGAAAGATTCGGAACCTGCCAGTAGCGAAGCGCGACCCGGCGCGGGACTCACCAGTCCCTGAAAAGGGCGGGGGAGGGGCTGATGAAGGCCTCAAATGAAAGACTCACCAAATCGCAGGCACAAAAAAGCCGGGGCGCAATCCCGGCTCTTTCCACTGCATGTGTAACTAATCTCTTGGGTGAATAATGAACGAATCCGCGAAAACAGGCAAGGGCCTCACCAGTCCCGCGCCACAAAGCGACGGTGATGAAAACGTGGCGCGCACAATGTCGTCACGCGAGATCGCCGAACTGACCGGCAAGCGCCATCCAGACGTGAAGCGCGACATCGTGTCGATGCTGTCCGACCTCAATGAAGATGTGAGCATCTTTGCTCACACCTATTTGGACCGCTCGAACAGATCCCAGGTCGAGTACCGACTTGACCGCGAGCATACGGACTGCCTGCTGACCGGCTACAGCTCCATGCTCCGCATGCGCGTTATCCGTCGCTGGAAGGAGCTGGAGCAGCAGGTGGCGGCCTCGCCGAAGAAGATCAACGGCGCCAAGGTCAATGGTGAGATCGCGATCTTCGAATGCTTCACGCGCCTGCTGAAGCCTTCCCCGTCAAGCCAGATGCTCATGCTCTCCAAGATCGCCGCCAATAACGGCCTGGAGTCGAGTTTTCTGCCTGGCTACGCAATTGACGCCGCCCCCGATGCCACCGGCGGCTCATCCATGGAAACCAAGCCAATCAGCGACTTGATCCGTGAAAACGGAATCACCAGTGCTGCCGCTGCTTTCAACCGCCTACTTGCCGCCCAGGGCTTTATCAAGAAGTGCCAGCGCAACAGCACCAAGCGTGGCGTTGTTGAGTTCTGGTCGATCACTGAAAAGGGCCTGCGCTTCGGCAAGAACCTTACCAGCCCCAACAATCCCCGCGAGACGCAGCCTCACTGGTACGTGGATCGCTTCCTTGAACTGGCCGACCTGGTCGGCAAAGGACGTCCGTAATGGCCGGAGACTGGATAAAAATGCGCATTGAACTGCAAACGCATCCGAAAGTTTTCCGCATGGTGTCCGCATTGCAAGCGGACAGATTGCGGATTATCGGCGGACTGCACATCGCCTGGAGTATCTTCGACACCCACTCAAGCGACGGTGTTCTGGTGGGTTACACCGTGGATGCGATGGATGCTGTAGTGGGCTGGCCGGGCTTTACCCAGGCTATGATCGACGTCGAATGGGCGTCCGTTGATATTGGCGGAAGCCTTGTAATGCCTCGCTTTGATGAGCATAACGGGGCAAGTGCAAAGCGCCGTGCCAACGACTCCGAGCGCAAGCGCAACGAGCGTAAAAGTTCTGTCCGCAATTTGTCCGCAAACGAAGCGGACAAAACTCGGACCAGAGAAGAGAAGAGAAGAGAAGAGAAGAAAGAGCAAGATCAAAATCAAGGTGCTGGCGCACCGGCGAAGTCTTCCAAATTCGATCCCCTCACTGCCAAGCCTGAAAACGTGTCCGACAAGGCCTGGGCCGACTGGTGTCAGCACCGCAAGGAAATCCGTAAGCCGCTGACCGCCAAGAGCTGCGAGCAGCAGGCAAAGGCGCTTCTGGGCCATTCAGCCCCTGATCAGGTTCTCGCCACCTCAATCTCCAATGGCTGGACCGGGATATTCCCGGACAAGCCGAGCAGCAATGTCCACCAGTTCCCTTCGCGCCGACAAGGAGTCGAGCCTGACTTCGACAGCACCGCATGGGCTAAAGACCTGATGGTGCCTCAGTGAAACCCGCCTCGCAGCTCATGGCGACCATGAGCAACTTGCCTCCGGTGAAGGTGTCGGCGCCTGTCGTCGTCTCGCTGGAGACTGCCGAGGTGGTGAACGACCTGTTTCGCCGGTTGCGCGGGATCTTCCCGGCATGGCGCCAAGCGTGGCCGTCTACCGAGGCCCTGGACGCCGCCAAGTCTGAGTGGATCAAGGAATTCGCAGACGAAGGTATCCGCACCCTGGAGCAGATCGAGTTCGGTATCCAGAAGTGCCGCAAGCTCAAGAAGCCATTCGCCCCCAGCGTCGGCGAGTTCATCGCCATGTGCCAGCCAAGCGCCGAAGACTTCGGTATGCCCAGCTCCGCAGATGCCTGGATGGAGGCGCTGATGGGCACTTACGGACATGAGGCCGTGAAGATCGCTGCGGTGGCTACCGGCCTGTTCGACCTGCGTTCAGCCAAGCAGACCGACAAGGGCCTTCGTGAGCGCTTCGACCGCAACTACGAAATCGTTCTTCGCCGCGCCCAGGCCGGTCAGCCGCTCGACGGCAAGATCCTGACCGGCATCGGTCATGACAGCCAGAAATCGGTGCTTGAACTGGCCGACGACCTGGCCGAGCGCCAGGCGCAAGAGCGAATCATCAAACAAGGAATCCCGGCAGACGGCGCATCGGCGCGCGAGCTGCTGATGGCCAAATTCGGGAAGAGGGCTGCGCAATGATTCGAATACTCGCTGTGATCGCGATTATCGCGCTCGCTGGCTGCGACAAGGTCAGGAGTGACGTTAAGAGCCAAGTCGAGGATTACGCCGTCTGCCAGAAGGCCGGGATGGGCAGTTATCTGAACGCCTATTCCGAAGTCCGCTGCATGCCGCCCAAGGGGATTGCCCAATGACCCCCTTCGACCACTCCGTACTCGCTTACTACCAGCAGCATGGCGGCGCAACAGCCTGGATCTGCGCATCAGCCCTTCAAGTCACCCGGGAAGAAGTCAGTAAAGCCCTCCAGCGTCTCAAGCGTAAGGGCGTCATGAAGAACAACGGCCCCTTTTGGGAGTGGAAAGCACCATCGCGCCAGGAGGTTGGTTATGAGTGAGTTCATCGAAGTGAAGGTAAGCGAGCTGAGTGGCGAAGCCTTGAACTGGACCGTCGCAAAAGCCGTCGGCGAGCCAGTGGAGGTCATGCCCGGCATGGAATGGAAAAGCCAGCACGTTTGGACTGCTGGCTCATTCAATCGCTACAGGCCATCCACTGACTGGTCTCAGGGTGGCCCGCTGATCGAGAAGTACCTCGTTGACCTGCATTACCCGCACGGTCTTCCGGGGCGCGGCTGGTGGGCGCAGGCCGGTACGCACTCGCAAGACAACCCGCTCGCCGCCATTGATGCAACACCCCTCATCGCAGCCTGCCGCGCCATCGTTGCCTCTGTACTTGGCCCTGTCGTGTCTGTGCCGAAGGAGCTTGTATGAACGATAAGAAATCGCGTGAAGAGTTTGAAGTGTGGATGCGCGACGTAGCCAAAACAGTAGTCGGGAGCAGCGATCTGTACGCGGCGAGACTTGAGCGGATGTACTGGGATACATGGCAGGCCTCCCGCGCCGCCCTGGTTATCCAACCGCCCGCGAAATTTGAATTTGCCGATCCTGACGGTCCGTATCACAAGGGCTATCGCCAAGGAGTGCGCAGCATGGTCGACGCCATAGAGGCCGCTGGCGTGAGGGCGAAGTCATGAGCGCATGTCCGAAATGCTCAGGCGAAAAGATCGTGGTTTCTTTCACACCTGCGAACGCGCTGATAAACCACTCGGGGCACACCCAGATCGAAACGGACTTCGTCACCTCCAGCCAGTATGACTTCTTCTGGCAGCACAAAGCGGCCAAGGATCACTTGAAGAAGCACTGCAGAACTTGCCAGTACGTGTGGCGCGAAGCAACTGCTGACGAGGTGAAGCCATGACCAATGAAGAGCTGAAGGCGATTGCTGAAGACGCATCCGAAGGGAAATGGCAGCAGGATGGATTCGAGGTTATCAGCGACGGCATTGAGGATCGCCGTATAGCCCGTTGCAGTTGGCTGACTGATGCCAAGTTCATGGCCGCCGCCAATCCTGCCGCAGTGCTGGGGCTGATTGCGGATAACGATCGCCTGGAGCGAAAGAATGCCAATCAGGCCGAGAGTATTCGCGAGTACCAGGACCTCGTCACGGGCGGCGACGTAAGCCTTGGGACGCTTAAAGCAGATCTGCGGGTGACGACTGGTGAGCGTGACGCGCTCAAGGCTGAGTGCGAAGGGCTGCGGAAAGATGCTGAGCGTTATCGGTGGCTTCGCAGAGACACGTCATCAGGGAAAGTTGATTTCTGCATCATGCGTAAGCACTGGGGCGCTGACGTCTTGAGCGCCATTCTTGAGCTTGAGCAGGCTGATCAGCAGATCGACGCCGCCATGAGCAAGGAGGCTTCCAATGGCTGACCACCAACTCCGCAACGAATCCGACCGCGCCCGGCTGATGGGCTACCTCCAGGGCCTGGACCTGAGCAAGCCCCGCAAGGTGTCTATCAGTGAAAGCCGGAACAAGCGCAGCGACGCCCAAAATCGCCTCCTGTGGCAATGGAATGGCCTGATCCAAACCCATCTGCGCGATTCGTACGGCCAGCTGGCCAGCGCCGAGCAGTGGCATGAGATTCTGGTCGCCAAGCTGTGGCCTGCTGAGCTGCACCCTGTCGCACTGCCTGACGGCTCAACCTTCCGCGTCGGCCGGGCCAAGACCAGCAAGTTCACCACGGTGCAGATGACGACCTATCTGGAGCTGCTGGATGCCTATTGCGCCGAGTACCTGCAGCTCCTGCTGCCGCACCCGGATGACTTGATGAATGCCATCTATGGCGAGCGGCGGAGGGTGGCGGCATGAACGAATCCAAGGCTTTCAAGTTCATCGCCGGAGCAATGCTGGTTATCGCTATGACCGTGTACTCGCAGACGACTGAGCATCTGCAGGGGGCCGCAGTATTCCTCATCTCAGCGACCACCTTCCTTGTCGGGTATTTCGCCGGGGAGGACGTCTGATGAAGCGCACGGAGTTGAAGCGAACCGTCCCCCTCAAGGCCAGCGGCATAACCCCGCGCACACCCCGCAAGAAGAAGTGCGCCCACTGCACGGAAGCCTTCCAGCCTTCGCGTGTCGGTCAAAAGGTATGCAGCCCTGCCTGTGCCATAGCTCTGCCGCCGGAGAACCTGGTGCAGGCGCGCAAGGCGTTGGCTGATGTGGGGCGCAAGGAGCATCGGGCGGCAAAGGAGAGGGTGAAGTCGCGGGCAGAGCACATGCGCGAGGCCCAACAAGCCTTTAACCAGTGGATCCGCCTACGTGACGTCGACCTTGGCTGCGTGAGCTGCAATAAGCCGGCGACCTGGCAGGGGCAATGGCACGCATCGCATTTTCTCAGCGTCGGATCGTCGCCAGAGCACCGCTTTAACCCGGCCAACGTCCATAAGGCCTGTTCCATCTGCAATAACCATTTGAGCGGCAATATTCTGGGGTTCAGGCCTGAGCTGGAGCGCCGGATTGGGCTGCGGGCTTTAGAGGAATTGATCGGACCTTGCGAACCGCGGCGCTACACGATTGAGGATTTGAAGGCGCTGAAGGCCGAGTACCGAGCAAAAACGCGAGAGCTGAAGAAGTCCGCTTAACGAAGGGGTAGACCATGCCAGAGCAGATGTCATTCGAGTTGCCAGCTCAGTCAGTACGCCCACGCCTTCGACTCGTACCGAAGGCCAGGGCCGAATCAGGCCCTCAGCCTGAGCAACTGTGCATCGACTTCACTGCGCCTGTTCTGGCGTTGGCTACGTACATTCCTCGGATGCCGCACCGGGACACGACTTGCGCCGGGGCTACACCGATCACCAGGGATGGGATAACCCTTCCGGCCGCCGAGTGGGCGGCCAGACTGGGGATCAAGTGGAACACGGTGAAGATGCGCCGGCTTCGCGGAGATGGCTGGACCGAGGCCCTGAAGCCGGAGCTGCGCCGGACCACGTTCATGTCGAACTGGAGAATGCACGCTTAGCGCCAGACGTGCAGAACCTTGTCGCCGTCGCCTTCGTTGGCTGCGCGGAACTTCAATTCGTCGAGCAATGCCTGGAGTCTGGTGATTTTCTCGGAATTAAGCGTGCCGCCAATGAGCGCGTTCTCATGCTTGCCGGACAGGGTAATCACCAGCAGGGCGTCGGATTCTCCCTGGTCCATGGCGTCGGCGGTCAGCGCCATCACTTCGGTGATTGCGAAGTAAGCCGAATCGCGAGTGTTACTGCTGAATTGTCGTTGTGTCATGTGGAATGCCCCTTTGGATTGAGCGGCCAGTACATGTGGCTGATCGGGGAGGGCAAGTGTTGCGTTGTGGATTCAGCCACATAAATTCGAGTTGCGGCTAGGGTAGCTCCCGAAATGCTGGCCCCTAACCGGCCTGCCGCATCCATTCAGTTAGGGCTTCGTACTTTAGGAGTATGAGATATGAGTATTTACATCCCCGATGAGTTTGAAAAACCGTTGCTGGAGATCGTCAGCGTCTTCTGGGCAGATTGGCAAGATAAAGTCCTAGAGACCTTTGATGAGGGTGGCGGAAGCTTTATCCACGCCCCTTTCCTTGATAGCCATAGCGGCATCACTGACCCATTGGCGCTCAGGGTCAGCGTTCTCATACCGTCTGTTCTTGATGATCATGGCAAGGGCGACAAAGAGCGTTACAGCGCCCCAGTTAATTTGAGAGATGAGCTCATGGAGCTTATTTCCGAAGATCCTGATCATTTCAGGGATAAGGCGCTGCAGATGGTTGCAGCGTTTCGCGCCCTGGCTGACGAAATTGAGTTAACAGTGGCGTCGGGTGTTGCGAAATGATGATTGATATTCCAGAAGAAGCTGGTAAGCCCCTTGCAGAATTTGTTTCTGCACTTCGCAAGGATTTCCAGCAAGCTTTTAAAGAAACATTCGAAGGGGATGTGCGTGAGAGCTACATCACTGCGCCATATCTTTATCGGAGCGATATTGAAGACCCGTTCGCTATGCGCGCAATGCTATTTGTTCCCGGCTGCGGGGGCTTTTACACGCCATGCCAAAGCTTCAGGGATGACGTAATCAGGACCATTGAGGATTGTCCCTCTGAATACAAAGACAAGGCGGCAATTCTATCTGCTGCTCTCCGCAAGCTTGCTGATGAGATTGATGCGATGGTTGCCGCTGATCCCGATGAATAGCGGCAATACCTGAGCGTGACTGCATAAGTTTTGATGTGTTGCATCGTCGATCCAGCCACATAGCCTGATGGCAAGTAGCAATCAAGCCCAAGGGCCGACGATGACCAATCACACAGCGAGGGCCGGGCATGGAGTTCGTGTATCGGCTCTTTGAGAAAATAACCGACGTAGTGTTTGCGGGCTTTATCGGGTCTTTAGTCGCCAGTTGGTGGCACCGAGACGACCTTACAAACTACAAAGCCTGGATCATTTTCTTGGTCACAGGTGTTGCATGTGCGTTCTATCTGACGGGGATGGTCAGCTCGCACCTTAGTATTACGGAGCCCAGCAATGTCGCGGGGGTTGGCTTTCTGTTAGGCGCCTTTGGCGGCTCCCTGATGACGGCCATCAACCGCGCGATTAAAGCCGCTGACCTTTGGGCGCTCATACGCTCGAAGTTCGGAGGAGGCAGCTAATGACGCTTCAATTCCTGAGCACCACCTTCATCGCAATCATTTCAGCCTGGGCCTTGTGGTCGATGCTCAGCCCTAAAGTCCGGGACGGCATCGTTGGCAAGTGCATCTACGCCACCATCGCCATGGCGGGCTACGCCATCGTCCAGCGAGACGAAACGTTCTTCATCACCCCGACAGTCGCGGGTGTCACCTTTCACGCCGCCCTGGCCCTTGCCGGGGTGCGCCACATCTTCATGGTCACCTACTGGCTGGCCGTCAAGCGCTGGATCTGCCGCCACCTTAACTGCGAGCACTGCGTCAACTTCGGGCCAGGCGAAACCCAGACCGAGCGCCGGAAGGGCGAATGAGCTGGTTCAACCTATTCAGGCCCAAACCACATCAAGAGGATTTACCCATGGACAACGAACCGCAACTGGTACCGGCAAGCTCCGGCATTTCGGTATCGGCACAACCGGCCCTTGCTTCTACGGCGAATGGTGATAACAGCCTATTGCTGACCGGCGTTGCCAGCCCGACACCGGCCACGCCGCTGCAGGCCGCCACCCCGACCGGCGTACCACAACCCTCCGTCGACACCGGCAAGCTCAAGGCCCTCCTGATCACCCTGGGCCACGACATCGAAGCCGAATGGGATCACCTAATCGCCCTGGCCAAGAAAGCGCTGTAATCGATCAATCAAGCACGGGAGCAGTGCTATGAGTATCTATGAAGTAGTTTTGACATCTGGCAAGCGATTCGAGGTGGAGGCTGATCGAATTGCCTCCGGACCATCGGGATGTACGGCAATCAAGGACGACAAAGATATTGCCCATTTTTATGGGGTTGCGTATTGGGCGGATAAGGCGGCAATGGGCAATCCAGTGCAAGGGGGTGACCCGGCACGCCAGCATCTTGAAGAAACGGTCGGGGCTTATATGCGGAAGTATTCCCCGCTGATGAGTCAGTACGAGGCTCGCTAATGACTGGTACGAACGCCCCTGACTGGTTCGAAGCCGAGAAAGCCTACCGGGCAGGAATGGTCTCGGTAGTTGTCATCGCCCAGCAGTGCGGAATGAGCGAGGGCGCTATCCGCAAGCGCGCCAAGAAGCTTGGGTGGGAGAGAGACCTCACTGACAAGGTACGCAGCCTCACCAAAAGCAAATTGGTACGAACGGTACGAGGTCCTGAGGATTCGTACCGCACCGACACTCAGATCATCGAGGATGCGTCAAAGCTCGGGGTTACAAAGGTCCTGGCGCAGCGAGTAAGCATCGGTCGATGGATGAGCGTGTCTCAGAAGCTGCTGACGTTCCTGGAGGCTCTGGACGTGAACGAGGACAACCACGCCGAGTACGCCCGATCGCTGAATACCGGCGTCACGGCAGAAATGAACCTGATCAAGGCTGAGCGCCAGGCCTACGGCATCGACGACGCCAGTTCCGAAGAATCATACGAAAGCCGGTTGGCACGTTTGTTTGAGGGGGCGAAAGCATGAATCAATTGGAAATCAGCTGTATGCCAGGCGCGTACGAGATTGCATTCTGCGATCAATACAAGAAGCCAGTAGGGCCATGGCTTTGGCTGCTGCCTAGAACGCTGTTCGATGAGGATGTTTGTGTCTCGTTCGTTTGCGATGTAGAGCAGTTCGTGACCGGCATTATTGATCGGAGTGGCCGATATAGGCGTATCGGGCCCTACAGCGTATCCGCAGGGTCGACGCTCAAACTGAGAGCGGGAGTAGTCTCATGAGATCCACTCTTTCCCGTCTGCTTAAATCTGTCGCTGATCGAATTAGCAATACTCCAGCTGTGCCGACACCGCAGGAAATACAGGCGAAGATCGACTTTGTGATGCCTTGCTCGCTGTGCGGCCAGCCTGCTGTATGGGCCGTGCCGGGATACAACGCCTATGGAGAATTTGGCAGGGCGTTGCTTCGCTGCGACAAATGCGTTCATTCTGCGACAGGCCGCCGTCGCCTCGTCGATCCGCGCCACGAAACGCCTTGACTGAAATCGTGGCGCGCCCAAAAAAGAACTGGACCATCACCACTCCCGGCTATCGGCCATTCCCCATGATTCTGCTGGAAGAGGCATTGGATTATGGGAGGGCGTTGGCGTTTGCTCGGTCGATTTGGCCAGGATGCGAAATAGCCTGATATCAGTTGCTTTCCCCATACAGCCACAAAACCTGAGCTCTCCATTTGGCACTTCCCTGCAACCTCCGGAGACTCACCCATGATCATGAAGCGATTCCTACAATACGCCTGCCTCGCCCTCTGCGCCTGCCTCGGTTCTGCCTTCGCCTCGACTGTCGAGCGCTCGGTCGGCTACCTGCTCACCACCCTCAAGCAGGTCGGCGACTTCCACCAGACCGCCGCCACTCGCCTGGATATCGCCCTGGTGCATTGGCGCTCCGGCGACGAGACCGTTACCGCTGGCCTGAAGTCGAATCTGCGCGCAAAGAGCAACCATTACGTGATGGCGACTGCATTGCCGTTGCCTGAAGGTGTCGGCGTTAGTGCGGGCTCTCTGCACTGCTAAAAGCATTCTGAGCGGCACCCGATAAAAAGCCCGGCCTAACCCGTCGGGCTTTTTCTTGCGCGCACGGTTCAGCCACAGAAACTCCCACGTCTACACAAACGACCGGGGGCGGATTCATGAGCAAGAGATTCGGCAGGAACCAGAAGCGCAGGATGCAGCAGCAGATTGATAGCGCTGCCTACAATGAAGAAATAGCGTATGGGCAGGTCCAGTCGCTGCGAGCATCAGTAGGGCGCTATAGGGGCGTGATAGAGCAGGTTGCAGATTTGCTTGGAAAGCATTTCGTCGGGCTTCCACCTGAAACAATTCAAGTTAGACAGCTCTACAGCGGATTCCAAATGGCAAGCCCTGCTAAGCTGGAGCCTCCGCCACTCTACCCCTGCAATCAGGCGCCGGAATTCGTGGAGATGTCTTTGGATCTGCTCAACGTCTACCGCTCCGAACTGCACCTGAATCGGATGACCGGAAGCACTCATGTCTATCTGAAATCCGACAACGGTGATCTGGCGTACAGCATCAGCCAGTCAGGTCTGCGCAACATCGACAAGCGCGACTTGGCCCAGCATATCGCCAAAACCTTCGCCGAAGAGATCAAGGCCAAGCTCTGATCATCTTGTTGCACTCCCGATCCAGCCACATAACGTCGCCCCATCGATAAATGAGATAGGGGCGGATTATGAGTCAGAGCGACCAAATGACTTTCGGGTCGGCAATCGAAGCGCTAAAGCAGGGCAAGCGCGTTGCTCGATCGGGCTGTAATGGTAAAGGCATGTGGCTGGTGCTCGATCCTGGCTCCGTAGTTGGAGAGGTCCGCGAAGGCAGCGCCTATCACAAGGCTGGCGTAACCGGCTCGTTCACGATCAATCCGCACATCGACATGAGGACGGCTACCGGCGAGATGCAGCCCGGCTGGCTCGCCTCGCAAACCGACATGCTGGCCGACGACTGGATGCTGGTCTAACCCATGTCAGCCGACGCCATGCTCAGCCAGCTCATCACCGACGATGAGCTTTACTGTGCGCGCAATCTGAAGATCCGCACGAAGAAAGGCGAGATCGTTCCTTTCATCTGGAACGACGCCCAGCGAATCCTGCACGCCGCTATTGAGAAGCAGAAGGCTGACAAGGGCTGGGTTCGCATCATTGTCTTGAAAGGCAGGCAGCAGGGCATCAGCACCTACGTCGCCGCCCGGTTCTACAAGCGCACAAGCATGGGGTTCGGCAAGCGGACCATGATCCTGACGCACCTGGACGCGGCCACGCAGAACCTGTTCGGCATGGCCAAGACCTTCTTCGAGCTGAGCGACGACACTCTTCGCCCGACGATCAAGGCTAACTCTGGCACCGAACTGTCATTCGCCAAGCTCCGCAGCGGCTACAAGGTCGCCACAGCTGGAAGTCCAGGCGCTGGCCGGTCCGACACCATCCAGTACTTGCACGCCTCGGAAATGGCGTTCTGGGCCAACGCTCAGAAGATCATGGCCGGTCTCGGGCAGACGGTCCCATTGGTCGAGGACAGCGAATCGATCATTGAATCCACAGCCAATGGCATGGGCAACCTGTTCCACGACTTCTGGGGGCTGGCAGAGGCCGGCAAGTCTGACTACGTTGCCGTGTTCATCCCTTGGTTCGCCGATCAGGAATACCGGCGCAATGCCGACGGCTTGGACCTTTCCGACGAAGATTACGAATACATGGAGGCGTACGGCCTCGATGAGGAACAAATGGCCTGGCGGGCCGCCAAGATCCAAACGGACTTTGCTGGCGATCACAACTGGTTCAACCAGGAGTATCCGGCCACGGTCGACCTTGCATTCCAGCGCATCGGGCACAAGCCGCTGATCAACACCGTAAAGGTGTCGCTGGCCCGCAAGAAGCCACTGAAGAATGCCCCGCGCATCGGCGCCCACGTCGTCGGCCTCGATCCTGGCCGTGGCGGAGACCCGTCGTCGTTCATTCATCGCCAGGGCCGCGTTGCCTGGGGTCTTGAGCGCAACAACTCAGCCGACACCATGGCGGTAGCAGGGCAGGCGGCTCGCATGCTCCGTGAAGATCCGACCATCCGCATGATGTTCATCGACATTGGCGGCATTGGCGCCGGGGTTTACGACCGTCTTGTCGAGCTTGGCTTTGGCGATCGCGTCACCGCCGTCAACTTTGGCGCATCCGCCACTGACCAGCGCAAGTACTTCAACAAGCGATCCGAGATGTGGGGCGAGATGGCCGAGTGGATTCATGACGACATTACTCCATGCATTCCTGACGACGATCGCCTGCATGGCGACCTGACTTCGGCTCGCGGCGACCAGTACAGCAGCAACGGACAGCTCAAGCTGGACAAGAAAGAAGTCATCAAGAAGGAACTGCGCCGCTCCCCCGACGACGGCGACGCCCTGGCCCTGACATTCGCCGAGCCGGTGGCTGCGGACGATCAATTCACCGAGGACTGGAAGGCGAAGCTCTTGCGCCGGAACGCTCGTAATAAATCTGCGATGAGTGCCTGATATGGCTGATGCCTCCGACAAGCAAAAAGCGACGGACAACTGGGCTCGGTATGAGTACGGGCTGAATCGTGGCCACCGGAACTACGTGGATACAGCGCGGGAGTGCGAGGACTACTACCTGGGCGGCGGCTGCCAGTGGAAAGCGGCTGACGTTGCTATCCTCACCGAAGCGGGTCGGCCGGCGCTTGAGTTCAACCAGATCAAGAACAAGATCAACGCTGCAGTCGGGTATCAGATCGGTAATCGCATGGACATCGGGTTTCGCCCGCGCTCCGGAGCCGCTGATGCCGAGACAGCTACCACGCTGTCGAAGCTGGCTATGCAGATCGCCGACAACAATCAGCTTCACTTCAAAGAAACCCAGGTATTCAGCGACGGCGTGATTCAGCAGCGCGGTTACTTCGACATCCGCATGAGCTACGAGGACACAATCCTGGGCGAGGTCAAAATTGACATTCTCGACCCGATGGACGTGATCCCTGACCCGGACGCCAACAGCTACGACCCGGACGATTGGGCTGATGTGACTATCACCCGAATGCTGACCGCTATCGAAATCGAGGCCATGCACGGCAGTAAGGCCGCCCGAGCTATCGATGACGAAAGCGGCTCCGGCGACACCTTCCTGCCTGTCTTGGACGATATCGAGCGAGCTACGTTTGGCGAATCAGACTCGCTGTTCCCGGAATTTTATGGTGATGACCCTGATGACAAGTCCACCAAGCGCTATCGCGTCATTGATCGCCAGTTCTGGCAGATGGACCTTGCCGAGGTAATCATCACCGCAACGGGCGACATCCGGCTCGTCGAGGACATCAACCCGAAGGCCGTCCAAGAGATGGTAGAGGCGGGCGGCATCCAACAGAAGCGCAAGATTCGCCGCGTGCGCTGGCTGATCACCACCAAGGACAAGGTTCTGCACGACGATTGGTCCCCGTTCAACCATTTCACCGTGGTTCCGTTCTTCCCCACGTTTCGCCGCGGTAAAACCCGTGGCCTGGTGGATGACGCGATTGGGCCGCAACAACTCCTGAACAAGTCGATGAGCCAGTTCCTGCACATCATCAACACTACTGCCAATAGCGGCTGGGTCACGGTTGCAGGCACGCTTGTGAACATGGCAGACGATGAGTTGGCTAATCGCGGCGCCGAGACTGGGCTGCACATAGTTATCAAGAAGGGCACCGAGCAACTCGACAGGCCTCAGAAGATCCAGCCCAACCAGGTGCCGACCGGATTCGATCGCATCATTGATAGAGCCTCCGCACTGCTGGAGTCGGCAACCGGCGTAAACCAGGCCATGTCCGGCAACCAGAGCAACGAGGTCTCCGGCATTGCTATTCAGACTCGCCAGTTTGCTGCTCAGCAGCAGCTCGCCGTCCCCCTAGATAACCTTGCCAGAACACGGGCAATGGTCGCCACCCGCATCCTTGAGCTGATCCAGGCCTATTACGATCAGCCGCGCATCATGCGCATTACGGAGTCCGATCCATCCGGCCAAGAGGCCACCACCGAAATCCCGCTGAACTGGCCGCAGCCAGACCAGCGCATCCTGAATGACCTGACCATCGGGGAATATGACGTCATCGTCACCGAGGCGCCGGCGCAGATCACGTTCGAGAACAGCCAGTTCCTGCAAGCTATCGAGCTGAACGAGAAGGGCGCCAACATCCCCTGGCCGTTCATCATCCAGTACTCGAACCTTGCGAATAAGCAGGAAATCGTCAAAGCGATGCAGGATCAGCAGCACGCCGCACCCGTCGATCCTACTCTTCAGGCTAAGGCTGATTTGCTGGCTGCCCAGACGCAGAAGACCCAGGCCGACGCAGGCCGCTCTCAGGTGGACGCCGCAAAATCCAAGGCATCGCTTGATCTGCTCAATGCACAGACCGACGACACCCGAGCGGACACCGTTTCGAAGTCTGTCACCGCGATGTACAGCGCAATCCAGACCGCAGGGGTTATTGCCGCGACACCGGCTACCTCGAATCTGGCCGACGCGCTCCTACTGTCCGCAGGCTTCCAAGACCACAACGCCGCGCCAATCGTCCCGCAGTACGTGGGCACGGTCCTGGCCTCGCCTGATATCCCTCACAACACGAATCCTCTAACCCCAGCCAGTCCGGCCGTCGGCCTTGACGCAGGCATTGAAACCCCACGCATTGAAGGAGCGCCAGCATGAGCAAGTCCGACGTCGAAATTGACCAGAAGTGGAAAGTTGAACAAGACCTTCGCTCACTGGTCGAGGCCGCAGAAATCAATAAAGACCAGAAACGCTTGGCGGCAGTGAAAGCTCTCGCTAAGGAAAAAGCCGCAGAACTGGCAAAAATCACCAAGTAATCACGAATACCCAGGGGCAAACCATGAGCACAGCAGCAAACGCAGCAGCACAAGAGACCCAAGAACAGATCGACGCGCGCCTGGCCGAAGAGGCGGCGTTGAGTGGCGAGGACTTCAACCCCGACGAAGGCGGTGCGGAAGGAAAAGCGCCGGCGGCTTCCCTTTCGGATGCTGGCAATGATTCTGGCGCGGCGGATGACGGCGCGAAGATCGAATACGACGCAGACACGCTCGCTTCGATTGTCGGTGATGAAAAGCCTACGACCGTGCCGCATGCCCGCTTCAACGAAGTGAACCAAGGCAAGAAGGCCGCAGAGGCGCGCGTTCACGAACTGGAATTGCAGCTCGCCCGCCTGAATGGCAAGGCCGAAGCGTCTGCGCCGAAGGATGAGCAGAAGCAGGAAGCGGCCGCTTACGACTTCGACGCCGCCGAGGCGAATTATCAGGATGCGCTGCTGGACGGTGACAAGACCAAGGCAAATGCGATCAGGGCTGAAATCCGCACGCATGAGCGGGAAGCAGCGCGCATCGAGGCCGAGGCTGCTGCTGATCGCCGCTACAGCACCAACAAAGCCGCCGATGACGCCAAGCGCGCAAAGCTGGAGTTTGACCTTGAGGTCAGCAAGGCCTACTCCGCATTTCCCTTCCTGAATGGCGAGAGCGCCGACGCCAATCCCGAGGCGATCGAAGAGGTGCTGGTATGGCATCAGTCTCAAATGAGCAAGGGCAAGTCTCCTGCTGAGGCCATGGCGGCAGCGGTTGCCCGGGTCGCGCCGCGTTACGCCAAGCCAGACGAGAAGGAGGCCGCCGCTCCTGTCGGCAAACCAGATATCCAGAAGGGCATCGACCGGGCCAACAAGGTCCCGAGCAAGCCAAATGGCGTGGGCGCCAGGGCCTCGACTCTGGACGTCAGCAAGATGACCGGCAAAGACCTCAAGTCCTTGTCCGCCGAAGATGAGGCCAGTCTGGCAGGTGACATTGTTTAGTTGACAGCTTGATCCAGCCACATAATTTCGCAACTGCAACGCCATTGAGACAAGGACGTCACCCAGCTTCCTAAGTGGGTGACCCGCTCAATACGTAGCTCGCTCACCGAGTCCGGTGTCTCTCGCCAGCAGGGCGTAAAGCTGACCGATTCAAGCGCATCAGGAGCGTCCAAACCTGTCCTCGCAAGGGTGGCGACATACCCAGAACCACAAAGCCACCTTTATAGGACTGCCCTCATGGCAACTACCAATTTCGCGGCCTTGCAGCCGCAGCAAAAAGTTTACTGGTCGAAAAAGACCTGGGAAGCCGCCCGCGACGACATGTTCGTCAACAAATTCCTGGGCGATGGCGAATCGGCAATCATCCAGCACATTACCGAGCTGACCAAAACCGAGAAAGGCACGCAGGTCATCATGAACCTGGTGGCCGATCTGGTCGGCGACGGCGTGACCGGTGATAACTGGCGCGAAGGCAACGAAGAAGAAATGCAAGCGTACTTCCAGGAGATTCAGATTGACCTGATCTCCAACGCAGTACGCAGCAAGGGCAAGCTGGCCGAGCAGAAGTCTGTTATCGACTTCCGCCGCATGGCTCGCGGCCGTCTTTCCAACTGGCTGGCTCAACGTGTTGACGAGCTGGCAATCCTGACCCTGTCCGGCATTGCCTACAACTTCAACACCGACGGCTCGACCCGTGTCGGTTCCGCCTTCCCAGGCCTGGCTTTTGCCGAAGACGTGAGTGCCCCCTCATCGAAGCGGTATCTGACCTGGGACGGCTCTAACTTGATCGCTGGCAGCACTGCCTCGGTCGCAGCTACTGGCATCCCGAAATACAAGATGATCGTGGACCTCATCGCCTACGCGAAGTCGCACCACATTCGTCCGGTGATCGCTAACGGCAAAGAGTACTACGTGCTGCTGGTTCAGCCCGGCACCCTGGCGGCCCTGAAAATGGACCCGCTGTGGCAGAACGGCCTGACCAATGCCGGTGTGCGTGGCGACAACAACCCATGGTTCACCGGCGCGACCGTGACCGTGGACGGCGCAATCATCCAGGAATCGAACAAGGTCTACACCACCCTGGGCGCCGCTGCGGGCAGCAAGTGGGGCGCTGGCGGCAACATCAACGGCACCCGGACTCTGCTGCTGGGTTCGCAGGCTCTCGGCTTCGCTGATATCGAGCAAGGCGGCGCGGGCTGGGTTGAGAAGCTTTTCAACTACGACACCCAGATGGGCGTCTCGCTGGATCGCTTCATCGGCTTCAAAAAACCGCAGTTCTACAGCATCTACGACAAGTCGGTTCAAGACTTCGGCGTGATCGCTGTCGACCACTACCTGCCGAACTCGGGCGCTTAAGGAGGCCTCATGAACTACTTCCATTACGACCATCAGTGGCCGCTGATTGGCTACAACGAGATGCTTTCCACTGACTTCGCCACGGCCGCAACTCAGAACGTCGTGGTGTTGCCGGAAGGCGCCATGGTCATCCGCGCCTTTGTGTTGGTGACCACTGCCTACAACTCGGCCACCACCGCAACCCTGAGCGTCGGCGACAGCGTCACGCCTGCCCGTTACGGGTCTGGTATCGACCTGAAAACCACCGGCATCAAAGCGCTGGTTCCGACTGGCTACATCACGCCAGGCCAGGGCCCGGTGACCGTGACTTTCGCCCAAACCGGCGCGGCTGCTACCGCTGGCGCTGCTCGGGTGTATGTCGAGTACATCGTCGAGCGTAAAGGCGACGAAATCTCCGAGTAACACCACCGCCCCGGTTCGCCGGGGCAATTCATCATGAGAAGGGGCAATAACCATGGCTGAAGCACTGCGTATCCTCCCGCCAAAAGGCGACGAATCTTTTCCGGTATTCCTGCCGTCGGGCCATAGCGTGCGCGTTTACCGCGTCGACCCCGAAGACCAGAAGCCGGGCAGCGTCATTCTGACCAAGTACCACAAGCACGCACTCAAGGCTGGCTGCATCTACCTGGGCGCCGAGTACGACGAAGACGAAAGTGACGATCAAGGCGGTTCTGAGAACGGCGCTCTGATCATTGCGGCCATTGAAGCGATCGTTACCCGTGACGAAGCGGATGATCTCGATAGCACCGGTAAGCCGACTCTCAAGGCATTGAAGGCTCAGGCCGGGTTCAACGTGACCCGCGCTCAAGCTAACGATGCCTGGGATCACTTCCAAGACTCGCTGGCATAACCCATGGCCTACGAAACCGTCGAGTCCCTCATCAAAGCCTTTCGTGATGACGAAAAGGACACTGTGCAGCCATACTTCTGGTCGGAAGGCCAGTTGGTGCGCTGGGTGAATGAGGGGCTTGTCGAGTTCGCTGAGAATGCCAAGAGCTTCTACGATGACCAGGGCGACGTGACGCTGATCCCTTACAGCATCGGTGATGACTGCTTCCAGCTCGATCCGTGCATCATTGATGTGGTCGGCGCCTGGATAGAAGGCAGCCCGTCCTGCTCGCTGACGCGATGCTGCGACGATTACGGCAGAGGCCGATATTGGCTGGCCTTCAACGGCTGCGGCTCCCACTTCCATTTCAATGGTGCTGGCAGTCTGCGGCTTTATCCGAAGCCTGCTGCTGCGGGTGAGATTCGTCTGCGAGTCATCCGCCGGCCGGTCAAAGACGTCGACAAATGCGATGCCATCCCAGACATGCTGCCGTCTGAGCGCCGCCACTTGCTGCTGTACCTGGCCTACAAGGCCTACAACGTCAGCGATGCTGAGACGTTCGACAAGTCCAAATCCAACAACCGCTATGCCGAATTCCTCGGCAAATGCCAGTCCGCGCTTGAGGCCTCGATCCTGCGGCGCGGCGCATGCTCCAGGCCGATCCGGAGTCACTGGTAATGGCTGGTACCACCGCTTGGGCGGGCGGGATCAACAACCGGGCGAATTACCGGGATATTCCAGACGGCTACGTCCGTGACATGGTGAACCTCGATCCTCTGGTCGGCGGCACCCTCGGTCTGCGCTCTGGGTTCGACAAGGTGTGTCCGGCCACGAATGGCCGCGGCGCATTGTCAGTCGGTTCGAAAATCCTGTTCGCAGACGGTGGCTCGCTGATCTGCTTCGACACCGCGACCAACACCCAAACAGTCCTGGGCTCTATCGCGGGCGGAGGCCGACTGGCTGGCGCTGTGATGAATCAAGAGTTGTTCTTCTGCACCGCGAACGACGTATTGCGATTTGATGGATCGACACTGCGTCCTTGGGGCGTGCCCACCGTCGTTAATCAGCCATACCCTGGCGTTGGTGGCGGCGGCATCCCGGCAGGCCTGTATCAAGCTGCAATGACGCTGGTGAATGCCAAGGGGGAAGAGGGCGGGACCGTCAACCCTATTCAGGTGACGGTTCCGGCCAAGTCCTCGCTGCAGTTCTCGCTGTCACCACCTGCTGGTTACACAGCGAGGCTGTACGTCAGCACCTCCAGCGGCGAAAGCCTCTATCTGCAATATCAAGGCTCCGGCGGCTACACGGTCAGCACCATTCGTGACGATACAGCTCGCCTGGACACGCTAAACCTGCGCGAGCCGGTGGGCGGTGACTACATCGCGGCGCTGGGCGGCATCCTGCTCATCGCCGACGGCAAAACGCTTTGGCACACCTCGCCAATGAGCCCGCACCAGCTCAACATGGCTAACTCCTTCTTCCAATATCCGTCAGCCATCAGCCTGGTCATCCAGGTGAATGGCGGCGTGTTCGTGTGTGCTGACAAGACCTATTTCCTTCAATCGCCTGAATCTGGCGATGCAGTCGTGCAGACAACAAAGCTTGAATACGGCGCCATCCCTGGCACTGGAACCATCCTGCCCGACGGCCGCGCATCCTGGATGACCCAGTACGGCCTCGCGGTCGGCGCCGTGGACGGAAGTGTCACCTTGCTCAGTCAGGGCAATTTCATTCCCGACATGAGCACCACAGGCGCCTCCGGCGTCATCGATCACAACGGCAACCAGATGGTTGTCACCACTATGGCCGGTCAGCGCGGACCAAACCCGCTTGCCGCCACCGATTACTACGAAGCGGAGATCGTCACCCCATGACCTGCATGACGGAAGGCCTGGCAAAGTTCGGCTTTGTCTTTACCGGTGAGGTCGTGTCGCCGTCTGGCGAGGTGATCTATTCGCGCACCGACCACAACATTATCCCGCAGAGCGGTATTGATCACATTGTCGGCCTGCTGCGCGGCACCGGCACGATCAACTCAAGCTGGTACGTGGGCGTTGGTGCTGCCAACTATGTGCCTACCTCAGCGACCACCTCTGCAGACTTGCCGGTAGTCGTGGGCGAGAGCGTCGGCTACTCCCAGGCGACTCGGCCCACGTGGTCCAACACTTACGATGGCGTGTCCATGGTGGGCAACCTCGATGCCAAGGCCGAGTTCACATTCCCGGCCGCGACCCGGCTGTATAGCGGGTTTCTGGTATCGAACTCTGGCAAGGGTGCGAACGCTGGCATTCTGCTATCGATCTCGCGTTTTGCCTCGCCCTACGACATCCCGGCCGGATCTACTTTCCGCCTGGGCGTTGCCATCTCTCTTCTGTCGGCGAGCTAAGCCATGAGCCTGACCCTCTCTGCACGAAATTCGATTCTGCCAACACTGGTTGGCGGAACGGTCTATATCGGCCTGCACTCAGCCAACCCGGGCGACACCGGCGCGGCCAGTGAAGTATCCGGCGGCGGATATAACCGGCAGGCGGCGAACTTCACCTTGAACACCACGACCGGCACGGCAATCCTGGCGGCAGGCCTGAGCTTCAGCGTCACTGCTTCGACCACGCTGACCCATATCACCATGTGGCCTGCCTCGACTGGCGGCAACGCATTCGAGCGCCAAGCCCTTACCGCGCCGGTAACCGTAACTTCCGGCACCTTCACCATCGCTGCGGGCGATATCACCCTGGGGGGCGCGTCATGAAGCGCAGCACTGGTCTTCGCAACTCCATGTTGGCAACCGGGTCGTTCAAGGCGGCTTTGACAGGCACGGTAATCAACATTTACTCGGCAGCCACCGAGCCGGCGACAGCTGACGTGGCATTGCCGGGCGATGCCTTGCTACTGCTGACCTATTCGCTGGATGGCACTGGCGGCGGCGTCTCGTTTGAGGCTACTCCGTCGGGCGGTACGCTCCAGAAGAATGCCGCTGAAGTCTGGCAAGGCACCATCGTCGCCTCTGGCACGCCGAAATTCTTCCGCATGCAGTTGCCGTCTGACGCGAACACGGACAGCGCGACCCTTGCGCGCCTGCAGGGCGGTATCGGGCTTGTCGACGCCGATCTGGTTGTCAGCAGCACGACCTGGACGGCCGGCGACCAGCGCAAACTCAACTACTTCGTGGCCTCTATCGCCGCTGGCTAATCGGGAAGACCGCCATGTCTAACCGACTGACGAAGCAAGGCAAGGTCACGTTCATTGCCGCCATCCCGGCGGTGGTCGCAACTCCGGCCCGGTGCGTGACGACCACCGGCAATGCCGTGAAGTACTTTCTTGTTACTGATGTGATCAACCTCGGCTATGAAGTTGCGCCCGGATATCCAGTGCGCATGGATACGCATGAGGAAAACGGGCAGACCGTAATCGACAATATTTATTACCCGTTTCTGGTCCCTAATTCGAAAGTGACGGTGTGCTATCCCGCAGTCAAGGGAGTTGCGGGTCGCGAGGCATCGGTCATCACCGAGGGCTTCACTGGCTGGAATTCTGGTGCGCGCAGCGTTGACTCTGTCGATAACGACTTCAGCGTTTCGTTTCAACTTCCATATGCCGCTAGCGGCGCAGTTATCTGCGGGATGGCGCCTGACTCTGTATCGATCGGCGACTTCGCAGCCATTCAGCATGGTCTGTATAGCGCTGGAGGTGGCATTAAGGTCTATGAGTCCGGCATCGAGCTTGCAACGCTCTCGATCAGTGCTGATGATGCCTCAGCGCTAGTCATTCAGCGCATAGCAGGGGTCGTCACCTACCGAGCCGGGATCAACTCTTACATCAGCGGCCAGCGATCGAGCGGTCCGAAGAAGCTGACTGCGGCCATGTATACGGCCGGCGACTACGTGGATTCGCCCACACTGGGCACTTCGAATTCTGGATCGTCGTTTGCGCCGCTGAGCCTTGGCACTCCAACCGCAGCTAATTCTGGATCCTCGTTTGAGTTGAATCTGCTCGGCGGGACAGCCTCCGGTAAAAATGCCAAACCCATCGTGGTGCCCGACATCGGCCTGGATGGCATCGCCACAGAGTTCGATCTCGTCATGAGCGCGATCGATATCGGATTGTCGATTGATCCGGGCGTGCTGAATTTCGACGTCACACCAACCGCGAGGATGTCCGAAGAGTTTCAATCGGGCATACGGTTCGCGATGGATGCTCCAACGATCAGCGCCTATGACACCGACAGCTTCTTCGACGTCTCTCTGGTCGAGGGAATCATCGCGCAGTCTGAGCCGTACTTTCAGCCCGTCCTGTTCGCCACGATCAACGAGAAGCTGCGGCTCGGCAGTGTCATCGACTTCTTCATCGCGATTGATGCTCGCATCGCTGAAATGCTGGTCATCTCGGACCGAACCGACGCAAGCCTGCTCATCACAGCGCTCATCCAGGGCGGCCTGACGCTGAGCGACTACTCGCTACGCAATCGGATCACCAACAGCTCTTACACCGGAAGCGATGGCGGGATCCAGTATGCCGCGGCTAATGAGGCCATCCAGTACGCCACCAACATCGCTACCGGTGCCGTCACTCGGTATGTGGGATTCGGCTTCACCAGCTTTTGCCGAGTGGGGCAAGTGCTCTACGGCGTGCGCCAGGACGGACTCTACAAGATCGGCGGGGATACGGATGACGGCAAGCTACTGTCCTTCCTGATCGATTTCGCCGCCGAGGATCAGGGCACGGCCCGAACCAAGAGACTGGAAAACATCTTCTTCGGCATCACCACTGACGGCCAGGCCCTGGCGCGGCTGAAGGACGACTATGGCCGCGAAATCACCTACAAGCTGATCCAGCGCGATAGTTCTGAATCCCGGATCAACACAGCAAAGGGCGTGTCTTCGCGCTACTGGCATCTACGCCTTGAGGTTGAAGAGGCCAGCTACGCCGAGATCGACAATATTGAATGGGTGGCCGCGACCGGCGCCAGGAGAACCAAGCGATGACCATCGACAGCACAACCAGTCAGCTATTTTCGCTGGCTCAGCAGTCTCTTAGCTATGCATCGGGAAGCGCCGGCCGGATTCAGATAACGTCGAAACCGACACTGAAGGAAACGCCGTTTTCTTACACGGTTGGCAACATCGCCCTGGAAGCTCCGCCCAAGTTCAGTGACTTGTTCGGCGGCACGGACAACGCCGCGATCAACGCCCAAGCCATTGACGGCAACGTAGCAGAATGGATGAAGACCTACTTCCCGTCGATCAGCGGTGACTTCCAGGGCATCCCTGAGGACTACCTGATCGGCGTGATCAGCGGAGTTACACCATTTGGCACTGCGTCCACCATCTTCGACCTGGTCTGGGATCATGCGCGGGATCGAGCATCGCGGACGGTTCGGTCCGAGATGGCAACCATAACAGCGACGTTTTCGGCCCGTGGGTTCTCGCTCCCGCCTGGCGCGATGGTTGATCAGATCGCATTCTCAGAGCGGCGCGGTACTAACAATGTGCTCGACGTTAACCGTGATCAGACCCAAAAGGACGCGGACATCCGGGTGCAACTGCTCCAGCAGGCCGTACAGCTCGCTAATCAGCTCAAGCTGGGTATTCTCAACGCTGCTTCAGATCTGTTTCGCTCCTATACGGCGCTGTATCAGCTCGATTCACAGACTGCCCAGATCAAGGCGTCGGCTTATCAGTCGTTCTATAACGCCCTGGCCAGCTACTACAGCGTTGAAGTGAACCTTGAGCAGCTGAAGCTCCGGGCGGCAGAGACGAAGGCAGGCGTCGACGGGAACATCGACCGAAACCGAGTTGCCAACAACGGTTCGAACTCCACAGGCAATGCGCATGCTACGGCGGCTAACGCATTCGCAGCGATCGCCAACGGCGCGGCAAGCGCGGCAGGGACTCTTCAGGCAAACATCACAACCGGCAGCGGCCAATAAATGGCCGTCGTCCGTCGATCGATATCGTCGTCCGGTCTTTTTTTGACAAAGACCGTCGTCGATATGGCCGAGTCTTTAGGGAAACGCAATGGCCCGGCGCTTTCTTCAAAGAAAGTCATGTCGGGATACATCCTGATCGCAAAGAAAAACCAGACCCAGCCAGATGTGCCAGGGCTACCGCCGCACTTGCAGTCGCCGCTGGTGCGAAATTCTGTGCACCTGAACGCGATAATTCTGGATTGCCCAGGGTATCTCTGCCTGCCAGGGCGTTACATCATCGGTAGCAACGTCTATCTGGAGTTTGCATACGTGCAGCCGCTCCCTCTGGGGCGTGATACCTACATGCCAGGCGCGATCGATGATGTACTCGAGAGCCAAGATGATCCGCCGGCCTTGGCCGGGCCTTACACATTCATCAAGCTTGGGTCGGAGGGGGCTGGCAACAAGGTGGCTACGCGCGTCTGGGGGGTTGGAACATCGTTTAATGGGGCTGGGTGTGCCTACGGGTTTGCGGCCGTGTACCTGTCCCTCAATCAGCTGAGCTGGGCGCTGTCCTATGCGAGAGAGGGCGATCCATTCGTCTATGTCATCCATGTGCTAAGCCCAAGCAATGTGCTGTGGACGCCTACCGATACTCCTGGGCAGTTTTCAGGCCAGGGAAACGTAGATTCACCGGTGATCCATTGGTCACTTGAAATCGGGGAGTCGGTCCTTGCTGCAGTTGGGGCAAAGGCATTCGTCCGGCGCATGGGGGTGCCTTCGCCAAACTATGAGGCGACGTGGGATCTTGAAAACTACCCATGGATGACCTTCTCAGCGCCTCAGCCATACGTCGATGATGACGGCCAGCAGTCCTACCGGATGATCGTAGCAGGGCAGGTCGTGTACGACGTAGGCGGGCCGTATTACACCGATGACACGCCAGACGAGTATGGGTGGGGTGGCGGCAATTTCAAGACCGCCTCTGGATCGAAGGGCCTATGGGCTTGCCAGGTAGATGTCAACGGATTGGACGGAATGATTACCGCTCAGTACAAAATCGACGGTGCTGACGACCCTGATGAGGATCGGCACCCATGGGAGGTATCAGAGAAAGAGGATGATCCTCAGCCAGCAGGCACATGGTATCAACCAAATCATCATTTCAAGTCGTCTCCGGTGATGCTGGATACCGGCGAAGGGGTGATGATTGATATCTCTTATGTCCAGCGAACCAAGCAGTACGAGGATAGCCCTACTCCATCTACAGAGGGCGCAAACCTATTCGTAGATGTCTGCTGGTTTATCGATGGGGGGAGTCGATCCCAAGCCATCAAAAAGACCCGGCTCCGAGCGGACATCTACGATAAAGACGGCGAACAAATCACAGACCAATACGGGCATGACGTTAAGTTCGATGCTGGCGACGACGAGATGAGATTTTTTTGCGGATCAGCTACCAACGGAGAGGTGATGGTTTCGGTACTGTTCTCAACCTTTATCCCCGACAGTTCGCCCCTACTGAGTATCGTTGTTGCGAATCGATCAGGCGCATCTGTCGCCTACTCAGGCAAGCCTGGCTTTGCTCAGAACATATCAAGCACCCTCGACGAGGCAGTAACGGCTCAGTACACGGATCACCCCACGCTGGATCCTGACGCAGAAGATCCCAACGACCGCGATACCAGTCGATACTGGACAATGCCTACAGGTGACGGCCAGGTCTCCTACATCGGCAATGGCAGGTTTATGTTTTATGTATCTTCAGAGTGGACAACGCCTGAAGAGGACGACATTTTCTTTACTCCGAACGGGAATCTCGCAGTCGCAATATTCGACCTTGAGGGTGGGATAGAACTGGCCGGAGTAATCGAGTCAGCCTTGACAGATTCAATGGTTCGCGGCGGCGGTACGTCTGGCGGTGGCATTCTCACTCAGCAATATAGAGGCCCGCGGGTTGGCCGAATTGAGGTCGTCAGACCCGAGAGCGACGGCTATGACGCCTCCACCGACTCTGGTCACCCGGCGACCTTGATAGCCACCAGGGGCTGGGGAAGTCCAGCGATCTCATCTACCGAGCAGAACGGCCAAGACATCAGAAACGGCACGACGTGGATCAGCTACGACTCTGGCGCGAGCTGGACCGTCATGCTGAATTACGGCTCGCCCGCCGGCGCATTCCATTGCGGCAATGCCGCCCAGGCCCGAGACGAGCCCATCGTTCGGGTCTAACTGAAGAGGATTATTCATGGCGATTATTGGCTATCTTGACGCTGGCACTCGGGCGACCCCTGATGATGATTACGTCTACTCGCTTTTCCTGTTCGACTCGGTTAGTGGGGCGCAGACCGCGCAGATCGCCCTGCAGAGTCAGGCATACAACTTTGGCAATGGCACCTTGTCGAGAGATGGGTTGACCCTGGCGGTCAAGGGAGTTAACGACAGCTTTATCTATTTTTGCGACACGGCAAGCGGGAATATTCGAACAACGCCAATCACCGGATTTATTAGTGCCGGGCAGTACGGATTTGGCCCTGAGGGTAATTTTTACGCTTACGTTTTCGGCACCCCCGGAGTTCTGATTAGCATTCCACCTCCCTACACTACGCCGTCGTATATTTCTTTATCGTCCGATCCGATCACTGATTTCAGCGTAACCGGGGTAGCAGATCTGATTGTTATCTCAACCCGCGATCAAAATAGCGGGAGCCCCACAGGGATATTTCGGCTGAATGCCAGTACTGGGGCGCAATCTACCTATATCGACCTCGGGCAGACGGCGTGGTCGTACGGGTCCTATGCTGGTGTGATAGCAAGCCCGGATGCGCGATTCATGGCTCTATCCCCGGCAAACCTGAGACAGAACATCACTACATTCGACGTCGACGCCACTCTGTTGACGTCATCTGACTCTTCAGGCAACAACACTGACAAGTCCAAAAATGCCGGGTTCAGCGGCGATGGCGAGCAGCTTGTATACCGGTATGGCGACACCACGCTTGCGGTGCGAAACCTAACATCCAATGTGCTCAATATTCGAGACTTCCAAGTACAGCTGGATGATAACGTCACAGGCAGCTTCGCCGCCGACTACACCCTGGTGGGCATGGTTGATGACAGTCATGTGCTGTTGCATAACCGTGGGTTGTTGGCGGTATTGGACTTCAATTCTGGGGTCGTCACGACGCGGATCAACAAGCGAAACCAAGGGCTATATGAGACTGACGGCCTACCAATCGCTTATCGAGGGCTCGGCATCGGTGGCCCGCCACCTGAGCCTGCCGGGTTCTGGCAGGACTTCGTCAAAGCGACCGAGGCTGCTTAGGGATTGCCATAGTCATCCAGCCACATAGTTTGACCGCATCAGAATTGGGCGTGGAGTGATTGAGATGGCTGTCGGGGATAGAATCGGGGAGATTGCGAGCACATACCTTACGCCTGCCGAAAGGGCTGCGCAGATGGGGCTTAAACAAACATCGTTCGATGTCACGAATACTGGGCCGATCGCCAAGGCATCACTGCAGTGGCGGTCCGATTTTAACCAGGGATCGGCGCCGCAGGGATCTACCGACTTTAACCAGATAGCGCCTACCACCGCCGCGCCCGCGCCTACCCAGCCCGTCAGTCTTTTATCAGCGAGGCCCTCAGGAGTTCCGGATTCCTCAACGCCTTCGCAACCTTCGCCGACCAGCTTCGCTGATGCTGGCTCTCGGATTGGCGCTGGTCTTCTAGGCAATCCTCAGTCCGCCACTCAGAAACCAGCGTCACTCTGGGACGGCCTGCCTATTGGAGTACAACCTATTCCAGGATCGCCAACTTACCCAGCGCCAGGACAGCAAGCGATCCCCACCACAAGCAGTGCGCCGACTGCAGCGCCGGTGTCTCAGTCAGGCGGCCAGCCACCAGTGGCATCGCTTGATGATGGATACCGTCCTGTAGTCGGTACTTCCGACACCTCGAATGGACAGACAAGCATCGTAGGTAAGCTCAATCCAGATGGCACAGCGTCGTTCTCGAATGACAAAACCGACCTTCGGAGCGCTTACGGAATGGCGCCGGTTAACGCACCGAAAACCTTGTCCTTGGCTGATCAGGCGAATATCGAAAATGCCTCTGGCTCCGGTCCGTCGTTCGCAGCACTGGGGTCAGCCAAGAACATGGGCGATGGCGTGGGCGGTTTCAGTCAATTCAACCAGGGCGACGCCAAGCTGGCCATGGATCGATACCAGAAAGCGGCCGATCTTCGGCAAGGGTACAAAGAGCAGGACGCACTCGCCATTGCACGGCAGCAGGCAAGCATTGATTCAAGTGTCAACACGATCAGGGACAGCAGCCAGCCGATTACACGGAATGACCTGGCGCAGGCAGCTCTTGATCAGCAGGGGCGTCAGAGCGACCAGCAAGCAATTCTTAATGCCCAAAACGGGATCACCTCTGGACAGGCCCAGCGTGCCGCAGCAACTCAGGCGCGTCAGGCCCAAGGCATCGAGGACCTGCGGTCGGCCGCTCTTGCACCTAATGCCACGCCTGATCAGAAGCTTGCCTACCAAAATGCCATCGACCCGACTGGCGCCCAAGCTCTTCAGAAGCAGCTTGCTCAGGCACAAATCGGCAAAACCAATGCTGAGGCAGGGAAAACAAGGGCTGAGACAGATACGGCCCCGGCCCTTGCCAAGTCTCAGATCGGCAAAAACGAAGCCGAGACCGCAAAACTGAACGGTGAGGCCAATGGTACTGGCGCGGCAGGGCAGCAGCGGCAATTGAACCAGCTTGAGATCGACAAGCGCAAAACGGATGCGGCGAACGCGGCTCAGGCCCTGAGCACGCAAAAGGCTGGCGCGTATGATCTCGCCAAAGAGGCTAGCGCCTTGGTTTCTGACATTGGCGATAGCAAGAGCCTTGATTCCATAACAGGGCCGATTTACTCCCGACTTATGACGGTCAGCGGACCATCTCAAGACCTGATCAATAAAGCTGAGAGACTTCAAACCCTGCTCACGGTGGACAATCTGAAGCTCATGAGTGGCGTCCTCACCGACAAAGATATTACCTTCTTAGCTCAAGTTGGTTCTGGCTTGAACATTGGAGATGGCGGCATAAAGGGTTCCACCGAGGGCACGAAGCAGCGTCTGTCGCAGATAGCTGGAAAGCTATCTACAAAGCTGACCGAATATGAAAAAGCCAACCCGAACGCTGGCAAGCCTCAAGCTTCCGCCCCTGGCGCCGCCCAGCCTGCGACAACCACCGCTCAGCAGGCGCCCGCCACTCAGCAAGCGCAGATCCCAACTGTAGCCAATCAAGCCCAAGCTGCCGCTCTGCCAGCAGGCTCAACATTCATCGGGCCTGACGGCCACACGTACCGGAAATAATCATGGCTGATAATAGTTGGCTGGGCGCGTACACCCGGGTGGATCCTGACCCAGCGAGCGCGGCAGTCATGCCTGCTCCGGCACCTGCTCCCGCTCCAGCACAATCGCCAGCGGCCGCCGACGATCATTCATGGCTTGGGGCGTATACGCGAGTTGATGCGCCTTCGGACGCTACCGTGCCCGCACAACCAGCGGCATCAACCAGCCCGCAGCCATATCATTATGAGAAACCACCAGAAGTCGGCACAGGCGAAGCATTCCTGCGTGGCGCTGGCGATGGACTCACGTTCGGTCTTTCCGACGAACTGGTAGGCGGCGCCAAGGCGGCACTGCAGCCAGTCTTCGGCACTGGCGACAGTAGCGAGTCATTCGGCGATCGCTACGACAAGAACGTCGATGAACAACGCGGCCTACTGAAGGCAGCGCAGGATCAGCACCCTGTTGCGACAATTGCGGGCGGCCTGGTCGGCGGTATTGCGCCAGCCGTGCTCACCGGCGGCACCACGGCCGGGGCGAGTCTCGCAGCCAACGTCGGTCGCGGCGCGCTTTATGGTGCGGGATATGGAGCGGCCTATGGCTTTGGTTCTGCCGAGGGCGATCCGATTGAGCGTCTGCCTGAGGCGGCCAAGGGCGCAGCGATTGGTGGCGTCCTGGGTGGTGCGCTCCCGGCAGTGATCGGCGGTGCCGGGGCGCTCACCCGCAGCGCGGCGAACAAGACCGAGGCCGAGCTAACGACTCAGCAGGCAGCCATCCAGACCGCCCGAAATGACCAGGCCGCCGCGAATGCTGCTGGCGGCACTGCCGACGTGGCATCCGAGCAGGCTGGCGCGGTCAGGGCGGCAGCCGATGCTGCCCAGGCCACTCCGCGCACGCAAGCGCAGAAAGTCGCCGATCTGGCAGAAGAAGTGGCGCCCAACCAAGAAATCCTTGGTGCTGCTGACCGGCTAGGGCTGAAAGAGACGCTGATCCCATCTCAGTATTCACGCAGCCAGTCCTACCGCGAGATTGAGCAGGCATTGGCTTCGGTGCCAGGCAGCGTGCTGAACGCCCAACAGAAAGAATCCTATGCGGCTCTGGCACAGAAAGCCGACGATCTCATCGTGCAATACGGCGGGTCTCTGGACAAAAGCGCGTTCTCCGACAAGTTCAGAACCCAGAGCCAAAGCACTATTCAGGGGCTGAACAAGCAGGCTGAAGACCTATATTCGAATGTGTCGAAGGCAATCCCGGCCCAGACCCAGGCGCCGGCTGATTCGACGATCAGCTACATCCGGGGGCGCTCGGCAGACTTCGGCGGGGCTCCGCTGCTGTCGGCCGACGAGCGAAAGGCCCTCAATATCCTCTCACCAAAGGTCGAGACTGTTCCGAACCCACTGATTCCCGGCACAGTCCAGACAATCACCACGCACCCGACCTACGCAGCGCTGGACTCGGTTCGTAAGTCCGTCGGCGACGGGTACAAAGGGCGCGGGCCGTTCGCTAACTCAAGCTCTCGCACCCTGGATGCCCTATACGCCAATCTCAGCAAGGACCAGCAGGCGGTTGCGGACGCCGCCGGTGTCGGGAACATCTTTACCGCGGCAAAATCGGTCGTCGCCCAGCGCAAGGGCCTGGAAGACGGATTGATCCAGGCGATCGGCAAGGACATGTCTGGATCCATCAGCTCTACCTTCGGTTCGGCTGTGGAAAAACTGGGTAGCGGAAACTTCAAGGATTTCGACAAGCTGGTTACGCTGATTCCGGCCAATCTGCGCCAGGAAGCCGTGCTGACCGCCCTGAACAATGCTTTTACGAAGCGGAGCGGGGCGCAGCAGCAACTCAGCGCGCCAGGCTTTGTGGACTGGTACGACAGCCTCAGTCGAAACGGCGCAGCGAAGAATCGACTGACCCAATACCTGCCCGCCGACGCGGCAAAGACGCTGGACGACATTGCTACGGTAGCGCGCGGCATGCGCGAGGCCTCGAAGGAGCGGATCACCACGGGGCGCCTCAACTCGATAAATCTGCTCGAGCAATACGCCGACGAGGGTGGCCTGTTATCCAGGGTCTGGGATGTCAGCAAGAAGGCCGGGGCAGCCGAGGGCGTAACCAGCACTCTTGGATTCCCTGGCGCCGGGACCATCGGGGTGCTATCTACTGCCTTCTCGAAAGAGAAGACGCCTATAAAGGAAGCGGCAGAGAAGCTTATCGCAAGCCCTAAATTCCGTGACGCCATCTACACAGCAACTAGCACCGATGGCGCTCAGATCGGCCGGATGAAAGCGCGGGAGGCGCAGCTCATGCGCACCCTGGCCTACCGGAAGTGGTTCGCTGCCTTGGGCGAAGATGCGCAGAACCAAATCCGCACGGTCGGCCCAATCGCCTATATCACGACAGATCAGACGCCGCAGCCAGCAAAGCCGAAGCCTGTCGAGCTGCCGCCTACCACTGTCACGCCATAACCACTATGATGGCGTCTTGCTCCCCGGATCAGGACGCCATGCGCGATATCAACTCGAAACCGTCGTACAGAATTGGATTGCGCCGTCTATGGCTGGTGATTTCTGTAATCTGGATCTTGGGCGCTGGCGCTGTCAACATTCAGAACACCAGTTGGATTCATGACTGCTTCTGGTACGTCCTTATGCCCGTGGTTTTTCTATACGCCCTGATGGCTGGTATCAACTGGGTGATCGAAGGGTTTCGCTCAGATAGATAGCTATCGCTTGCATACCTGATGCAGCCACATAAGCCCGATGCACCACAATCGAGGTGCACCGCTATGTCAGTAGATAAATCGCTGGAAGATGAGGCATTCATCAACGCAGTTGCTGATCGGGTTATCGCTGAAATTGATCGACGTCGCGAGCTGACAGCCGCCCAAGCCCCTATAGGCCCGTCTGTTACCGAGCGGTATGAAGCAATCCGCGAAGTAGCGCGACGGTCTTGTCAATCGCCGAATCAGGAACAATAGAGGCTACTAGTTCTGCCTCTAAACGAATAAGCTGGTCAGAAAGCCTGAAGGCTATTTCTGGCTTATCCGGGAATGCTCCTACCAAGGCGTGAAGGACGCTTCGAATGGCGCTTACCTCAGCCTGGGTATTGAGCAGAAGCGTTACCAGCTCGTCGTATTCCTCGCGTGTCACTTCGGCCATCATCTCATCCTTGATTGGAGTTTCGGCCGGTCAACCTATCCTCATGATGGCGCTTTGACCATATGTTCATTTGTCCACGCTGGACGAGTAGACAGGGATTGCCATAGCCATCCAGGCTTTTTTGCGGGGCTCAAGAAACAGTGTTACCTAGTCTTCTTCATGCCTGCAACGATCTCCATGAATGCGCGCGATGCGTGATTAGGGGTTCCTGCGACATCGCCAAGTTTTTTCATGAGCAGCTCTAGAGCTTCGCTAGTGCTTAACCCGAGCTGCTCGCCAAGCTGGACTAAGGATGCGTAGCTACGAGGCGTAACAGGTACAAGGTCTACTCTTTCCGAGTCCTCATAAGCGACCCGAAGAACCATAACGTCATCCTCGTCTTCGGATCCTACAAGGGCTTTTACCGGAACGCCTAGCGCCCTCGATAAGCTTATTAGATCCTCGGGGCTGGGAGCCGCTTCACCTCGCTCGAGCTGTCTTAGCGCTACCTCTTCGATACCGGCTTCAAGTGAAAGTGTTTTGATGCTGACGCTTGCGTTTTGCCTGGCATCGAGAAGCCGCGAGGAAAACCCCTCAAACAGGCGCAGGCCTTGACCCGCTGCGGGTTTAGCCCCCTTTAAATCCTCTGTAGCCACGCCTAGAGCTTTCGCAAGTTTCAGCATTACCGTCTTTCTAGGCATCGCCAATCCAGACTCGTATCTTGAAATCTGCGAGGAGGATATGCCGACAGCATGGGCCAGTTGTTGCTGAGTAAGGTCCTTTTCGACCCTCAGCGCGATTAGTTTCGTAGCGAATTCTTCAGACATTTTTATCCCCAGATATCACCCTAGGATAATACAAACGCAGAAAACGCAAAACTTGTTTGACGTAACGCATAAAACGCAATAAAGTCAGCAAACGCAAACAAGGAGACGTGCAATGTCAACGCAAAAAATCACTACGGCAGTAAGGATGCTCTGCGATATGAGGGCGAAGCTGGAAATCCTGGCAGCAGAGAACGGACGCAGCCTGAGCGGGGAGATCGTTTTCCGACTAAGGAAGTCCCTTGAGCAGGATCAAAATCATGAAAAGCAGCAGGCATAAAAAAACCCCAACGCTGGCAGGCGACGGGGTTTCGGTAACGAGATCAGTCTGGAGAAAGATCACATGACGAATACTAACACGAATGTTCTGCCTTTCAAATTCGAGGCAAAAGAAGTCCGCGCGATCATCCTCAATGGTGAGCCGTGGTTTGTGGCGAGCGATGTTTGTGAATCGCTAGAGCTGTTAGGCCGGTCCCGCAACTTTCTGCGCATGCTGGATGATGATGAAAAGGGGGCTCACAATGTGAGCACCCCTGGCGGCGACCAAGAAGTGCAGATCATCAATGAGTCCGGCCTCTATTCGCTGACCTTTAAAAGTCGCAAGCCAGAAGCTAAGCGATTCAAGAAGTGGGTTACATCTGAAGTCCTGCCAGCTATTCGCAAGCATGGCCGGTATGAGGATGGACAGGGAAGAATGGCTACGCTGATCGGCCAGACCATCGGCACCGACGGCTTTCATATGCTCGGCGCGGTGATCAAGGGCAAAGTTACTAGCCTGCCACTTTCTATACAGCGCCGCGCCACTGCAAAGCTCTGGTCGCAAACTCATGCAGCGTTCGGCGTGCGTTCGGCGGCTGACATTCCTGCCGACCAACTCGACTCCGCCAGAAACTTCATCGCAGCATACGAAGTGAAGGAGGGCGAATACATCCAGGGTCCAAGCAAAAAGGAAGGCATTCATCTGGACCGCGTTGAAACCCAGCATCTGTACTTGCTGATGTCTTGTTTTTCAGCCATGCACAAATACAAGCGCGACATGCTCCAAGCGGCGCGAGCGCTGGACTCTCGCCCGCTGATGGCATTTTTCGATCAGTTGCAGGGCGGGCACTCCGCATTTTTCAATCTCGATAAGCGTCGCGAAGAGATCTACGCCCAATACACCAGTTTTGGCATGCGTGGCGGTTACGCCATGGGGAGTGCAGCATGAGCATGGAAATGTTGAACATCCGCATCACTGGCACCTCGCCGCTCATGATGCACAGTGACCGGCTGGCAAACCCTCTACTGCCAGAGACCAAAGCTCACAAGGAGCTGACCGGAAAACGCAAAAAAACCGACGACGATCATTTGGCAATTGCTCGATCCGAATTCGTCTCAGGTGCGTATTTCGACGAGAAAACAGGTTTCTTCGTACCGGGCCAAAACTTCGACGCGACGTTTTGGGCGGGAGCAAAACTCCAAAAGCTTGGCGTCCATTGGAAGCGCGGCGCCATGGTTATGACGGACAAGGCGAAGCTTGAGTTCGATGGCCCAGACACTCCTGCCAAGCTCTGGGAAGACACTCGCTTCGTTGACTGCCGGGGCGTGAAAGTAGGGCAGGCGAAGATCATGCGCTATCGCCCGATCTTCCTCGACTGGGCTGTGACGCTTGAAGTTGTGGTAAACCCTGATGTTCTGGACTTGAAGGAGGCCAAGAAGGCTATCTCAGACGCTGGAAAGCTGATTGGCGTCTGCGAGTATCGCCCGCGCTTCGGGCGCTTCGAGGTGGCTTATGAGTGAGGTGGCGCGTTATCCATTGTGGCGTCAGGCCGTGCAAGACTTCATAGCCGAGTTCGAGTATGGCGATATCGTTGGGCATGACTGGCTCGAAACGAGATTCGGTATGCCGGGTCTCGCGGAAGACCAGCAGCTCACATCTGACAAGTTTCGGGAGCGGCAATTCGAATGGTTGGCCAACGTTGAGGCATTCAAAACTGAGCTGCTTCGTGACCACCAGATTTGCCTGCAATCCATCCGTGGCAAGGGCTACCGGTGGGTGCCGCCGAACGAGCAGACCGATATCGCGGTCGCCGACTTCCAGCGTGGAGCGAAGAAGATTTTCAGCTCAGCAGGACAGAAGCTGCGCAATCTCAGGCTGAGCGAGCTATCTGATGGTGAGCGCAAGAGCAATATTGATGCCGTCGCAAAGCTTTCAGCTCTCCAGGGTATGGCGGCAAAAACATTGATCACCGAATAAGCATCGCGGCGAGCCATGACCTGATGCGGTCGGGCCTGCTGAGGTGAGGTAGGGCTAGGTTTGATAGGGGCTGCAAGCAGCGTTCAGCCACTTCTCGCGAGGTGGTTGAGCGGTGTGAAAGCATCACAAAGAAAGGCACGCCGGGCTATGGCTTGGCTTGGCAAGGCGGGGCGAGGCGCGACAAGTTATGGGCTGAAAACAGCGTACTGGGTTTTCTTACGAGAACTCAGTGCGGTGCGAAGGCATCAATGGTTGGGCGCGGCTTGCCTAGGTCGGACTTGGAAAGGTCGGGCACGGCGAGGTAAGGGCTGGTAACAGCGTAATACCGATTGGTGACAGTCGGTATTGCGATGTGAAAACATCATTAGGTCTGGCCTGGCTCGCTCTGGTACGGCGTGACGTGGCAAGGTCTGGCTTGCTTCGGCATGTTTAGGTATGGGCCGTAAACGGCATTGGATAGGCACCTTCGGGTGCCTTTTCTTTTGGCTTGCGTCGCGGATCCAGCCACATAGCTTATTTGGAAATCGCAGGAGATTTCCATGGGCGCCCCCGTCGTCGACATCAACATCGTCAGAGGCAAGACATTCGAGTTCATGTACCGCTATGCGGACAAGGAGCTGGTCTATCTGCCCATTACTGGCATGCCGAACACAGCGCCTGTACGCCTGACTGTCGCCAATCATGAAATCCCTGATGGCTGGCCGGTCCGCATCGAGGGTGTTCGCCAGCCTGAAGAGCTGAATAGCGAGGACGACAGCTTCTACTTCGCCGCGACCTTCAGCCCCAGCGTCATCGAGTTGAACGCCGTCCGGGCCGACTCCTGGCGCACCTACACCACTGGCGGCCTGGTCATCTTCAATCGCCCATTCGACCTGACCGGTTGCTCTGCTCGGATGCAGATCCGTGACAAGGTGGACGGTAAGATCCTGCTCACCCTGAGTTCGGATTCCTCGACTGATCCAGATGGCGAGATCGATATCGACGAGGCCCTGGCTGCGCTGGTCGTCCGTCTGAGCCCGACCGTCACTGCCGCCATTGACTGGACGAAGGGCGTCTACGACCTCGAACTGATCACCCCTGGCGGCAACGTCTATCCAATCACAGCCATCAGCAAGGTCAGTGTCGGCGCCGAGGTGACTAAATGAACTCGGCATTCGTGGTGCGGGGTTCTACCGGGTGTTGTATCCGACAGGATGGCGGCGCCTTCACCATCATGGCGGGCCAGCGCGGCGCCCAAGGCAGGCCCGGCACCGACACGGGCGGCGGCATCCAGACAATCGTCCGCACCGCTGGCGCAACCATCAGCGCCTTACGCGTCGTCTACGAGTCTCAGGCCAAGGTCTTTGCGGTCGATCCGCAGACCCTTTCTGTGTTCCAGGCGCTCGGCCTGGCTATCACATCAGCCACCACCGGCACTGACATCAGCATCCAGACGCAGGGCTTCATCGACGACTCATCGTGGTCGTGGACCGAGGGCATCGTCTGGTGCAGCCCAACTGGCGCGCTCACTCAAACCCCGCCGACCTCTGGCTGGGACTTCATCATTGGCTTCGCCACCAGCGCGACACGCCTTTATATCGACCTCAATGAGCCGGTTTTACTGGCGTAGGAGCATATCGTGGTAGACAAAGTTCTTCGCCGGGTAAATGGCCAGAATCAGCAGTACACCCCCATCACCACGTCGGCAGGCTCTGCTGATGCCGGGAAGATTCCGGCCTTGGGTGCTGACGGCAAGCTGGACCCGACCCTGTACAACGCAGGCAGCGGCCCATCCAGCCGATCCATTCCGGCGAGCGAGGCCATTGCGGCCGGGAAGTTGGTCAACATCTTCTCCAATGCCGGTGTGGTGAATGTGCGTTTGGCTGACAACTCGAACGGTCGCCCGGCTCATGGCTATGTGCTGGCCGCCGTGGCATCTGCCGGTAACGCCTCGGTTTACGACCTCGATGGCGTTAACTCGCAACTGACCGGCCTGACTCTGGGCGCTACTTACTACCTGGGCACCGCTGGCGGCGTCATCACTCCCGCACTCGACGCGACCACGGCAACCTCCGGCACCATCGACCAGAAGATCGGCGTAGCCCTGTCGGCGACTGAGCTGGACACCGACGACTACGACTTCGTGGTGCTGTAATGGCATCGCGCCTGACGCTGGTTCGCAAGGACGGCCAGCCCGTTCAGATCCCGGAAGGCGACGCGCTACTGCTGCGCGGGGCTCTGTACGGTCCGAATATTATGTCGGCAGTCAGCGGGGACTATCCAGATCTGGCCGCAGCCAAAAGCAACAACGTAACCATCACAGGCGCCGTTCAGATAATTGGCTTTGAGCTGGGCGGCACGCAAACACCGTCCGGGACCGAGTGGCGAGTTACGTTCGAGCAAAGCCTGCGCATTGTGCACAACTACGCGAACGACAGGCACGTCCTTAACCTCGGTCAGGCGGATGTAATAACCCAGCCGGGTGATATTGCAGTGTTCCAAAAGACGGGAACAGGCAACGAAGCGAAAATGGTTTCGTACACCCGGCTGGATGGGACAGCGTTGACAGGGTCGTCATTCCGTGGCGGCACGATGACGAGCGCTATCAACGAAGCGCCGATTACTCGTTTGTACGCACAGAACCCGTCAGACCTTGGAGCGACCACATCTAACGTGGTCAATCTGGTGTACTTCAACTCTACCGTAACATCGTTCGGAACGTCGCCAATAGGATTTAGACGCACCGTCATAAGGACGGGGTCCGATCAGCCTGACGGCGTAACTGGCGCAGGCGATACCGGCCCAATAACCCTTGTCCACAGCTCAGCCCTTCGTCTGCCCGGCGCCGCCAACATCGTGATGGTAATCGGCGACAGCGCTGAGTTCGAGAGCCTTGGTTCTGGCAACTGGTTCTGCACCTACTACAAGAAGGCCGACGGCACTGCTGTCGTATCTTCCGGCTCCGGCGGCGCCAGCACCTACACATGGACCCAAGACACCGCAACGGCTGTCTGGACCATCCCGCACAACCTGAATCGCCGACCTTCGGTAACCGTTGTCGACACTCTCGATAACGTCATTGTGCCCGACGTTTCCTACGTCGATTCGAACACCGTTCAAGTAACCCATGGCGCGGCCTACGCAGGCAAGGCGTACTTAAACTGAGGTAGACCCGCATGAAAATCACGAACACGCTGGACGGTAGTGGATTTGCTTTCATCAACTTGAAGGACGCCGTCAACCCGCAAGACGCAGTGACGTATGCCCAGCTCCAGGCAGCCATTCAGGGTTATAGCTGGAAGCAGCCGGTACGGGCCATGGCAACCGCGAACGTCACACTGTCCGGCCTGCAAACGGTCGATGGCGTGAGCCTCGTTGCCGGTGATCGCGTGCTGCTCCCGGCCCAGACGGCGGGAGCCCAGAATGGTCCTTACGTCGTAGCTTCCGGCGCATGGACCCGCGCAACTGACATGGATACTGGCGCAGAAGCTCTCGGCGCGGCCTTCTTTGTCAGTGAGGGTACAACTCGCGGCAACACCGTCTGGCTGCAAACTACCGATGCCCCTATCACCATCGGCACGACCGCTCTGGTGTTCGCTCAGATCGGCGGCGGGGCAACGTACACCGCAGGCAATGGCGTAACCATCACCAGCGGCGTTATCGCAGTAGACCCGACTGTCGTAGCCCGTAAAGCCTCGGCCACCATCGGCGACGGCACAGCCACAACCATCACCTTCACGCACAACCTGAACACTCAGGACGTGCTGGTCATGGTCCGTCTGGTCAGCTCGAACGAACAGGTCATCGTCGACAACGTGGCGAACGGCGTGAACACGGTACAGCTGACCTTCGGCACTGCGCCTACGACCGGCCAGTACCGCGTTACCGTGGTGGCGTAAATGCTCGCCAATATCCGGCAGGACCGGCCTAAGGACCTCGTCACGCAGGACCAGCTGACCGCCCTCGGCCAGATATTCCGCGTCGAGACCATCGCCACAACGACGGTTGGCCAGACCGCCTATACGGTGCCGAACGGGTATACCCCCGGCTCGATTCTGGTCCTGCTCAACGGTGTGCTCCAGCAGCCTTCTGACTACACCGCGACTACCAGCCCTACGGTGACCCTGGCCGTGGGCGCGCTCGCGACAACCGACGTCATGTCCGTGGTCGTGCTCAGCGCTATCCGGGCTCAGGACGACGCGCTGCTGCAATATACGGTCGCCGGGCTTCCCTCTGCCTCGACGAACGCCTTCAAGCAGCGCTGGTGCACGAATATGGCCGGTGGGGCGGGGATGGTGATAAGCAATGGCACCAACTGGGTGCGGGTCGCAGACAACACAATAGTGACGGTGTGATATGGCCTATAACGTAAACGACGCAAGGATTGTCGGGCTTAAACTGAGCGTTGCCGGTGATGGGGTGACGGTTAGCCTTAGCCCCGGCGCGGCCTATATCCCGAATCAGGGCCGGGCTTTGTTGCAGACCGATATGTCAGTGGTGGTGACCGGCGTTACGAACGCGTGGCGTCATTTCTACCTCGGCAACGATAACGGCGCACTGGCCTTCGAGTATTCCGCCACGGCACCGGCTGACCCCTACCAAGGCACGGCCCGGACGAAATCGAACGACGCCACCCGGCGCTACCTCGGCTCGCTGTACTTCAATGCCTCGGGCGTGACGCTGGCCTTCCTGCACTCCCAAGTCGGCGACCGGGCCAACCGCATCAGCTTCACGCCTCCGGGCGGTGCGGCAATCGCTCAGTCTCGCCTGCTCAACATCGCCACCGGCACAACGCCGACACTCGTCGACGCCTCGGCAGTGGTTCCGATGACGTGCCGTCTCATGTACACGCTGATCAACAACACATCGACCAGCGATGCCTACCTCGGCACTCCCGACGGCGGAACGCTATCAACCACAAACTACCTCCTGTTCGTCAAAGCGAATCAGGCAGGCCAGTTTGACGTGGAAGTAAACGGCAACCAGTTGCTGAACTACTTCCTAAACGGAATCATCACCCTCGGCGGCCTGACTATTCAGGTTCGCGGCTACCTCTTTGATCGGTGACTTATGAGCAATTCACGTAACTTATCGACTTACGGGGAATACGCACTCCCCACCGACACAACCAAGACCTACACGTTTACGCCAGGGACGGGGTGGGTTGTGGCTGCTGGGGGCGGCGCTCCTCCTTATATGTCGGTGCGGGAGGAGCAACCGTCCGGGACCTATCCGGGAGCGCTCGTTGTCGGCCCGCAAAGCAGGGTTTTAAACACTGTGGTAGCCAATACTATCCCCGGCGCGTCTCTGTCAGGAAACTCAGTAACGTTGCCTGCCGGGACATATCACGTATCCGGCCGAGCCACATCCCTCTACCCTAAGCCAGATAAAGTTTGGCTACAAACATCGGCAGGCACAAAAATTGTGATTGGCGGTGCGACTTTAACAAACGAAAGCAGCTCTGTCAGGAGTGTGGGTGACCTATTTGTTAATGGCTCATTCGTACTGTCAGTAGCAACTACATTTTCTTTTATCCACTACGTAACAACAACGGTATCGAGCGTCGCCATGGGAGGATACCCAGGCGTAGTCACTGGAGTAATTGAAGTTTATACAACCCTCGAAATATGGAAGGACGCTTAAAAATGGACGAAGAAATTATTTGCTGGTTCCTTATCGAAGACGGCGTAGTTATCCAGAAGTCCTATCCCCCTGTCGAGGGATGGATCGAAGGCCCTGACTACGTTGCCCCCGGCTACCTCTACGCCGACGGCGTATTCACCGCACCGCCAATTCCGCCGCCTGACTATTTAGCTATCAACACGGCCGAATTTGAGCGCCTGCAACGTCTGGCAAACGCCCAAGTCACAGCCCTGCAAGGCCGGGTCAACACGCTGGACTACCTGATCAACCAGCAAGACCCTGACGACGAGGATTACATCGCACCGACAGCGGCTGAAATCGCTGAACTCCCGGTGCGCAAAGCCCAGCTCAAGTCCTGGAACAGCTACAACGTGAAGCTCGGCCGCGTATCCACCCAAGCAACATGGCCGAGCGCTCCGGTGTGGCCGGTACAGCCAGAGCCCTACACGAACGAAACCTCGGCAGTGGTTCAGCCAGCGGCATAGCTTGCCAAACCGATACAGCCACAGAGCCTGCCTTGAGCGGGCTTTTTTTCGTCTGAGGTAAATTGAATGCCAACTACACGCGGCGTCAGGAATTTTAATCCGGGCAACATCGACTTCAACAAAGCCAACCAGTGGCAGGGTCAGCTCGGCATCGAGGAAGGCGTACCGACTCCACGCTTCGCCCGGTTCGACTCGGCCGAGAACGGAATCCGGGCTCTGGGCAAGCTGCTGCTGACCTACCAGTCCAAGTACGGGCTGAAGACGGTCAAGGCAATCATCAATCGGTGGGCGCCCCCTGGCGAGAATGATACCGGCGCCTACGTCAGCTCGGTGCAGCAGAGCATCAAGCTCAGCACCGGCAAGGACGCGACCGGCGAACTGGTGCTGACCGATCCTGCAGTCATGACCGGGCTGGTGAAGGCGATCATCAAGCATGAGAACGCGGGCTTTGAATACCCGGCCACAATCGTCGCGGAAGGCGTCCGGCGGGCGCTGGCATGACCACCCTCTACGCCAAGGTAGGGGCGGCGCTACTAATCATGCTGGCCATCACCGGCATTCTGTTCGGCGCCTATCACCACGGCGTGACCGTGACTGATGCTGAGTGGCAAGCCAAGTGGTCAGACCGCGACAAGGCCGATACCGCAGCAACTCTCAAGGCCACCGAAGCCGCCCGCGAACTTGAACAAACCCTCCAACGTGACATTGACCAGGTACAGACCGATGCAACGAAAAGACTCGATCAGGCCCGCGCTACTGCTGCTTCTGCCTCTACTGCTGCTGACGGGCTGCGCAAGCAAGTCGAGCAACTACTCGCCGCCGGTCGCGCCAGCAGCAATTCCAGCTCTGGCACCGGCAGCACGCCAAGGGACACTTCCGCCGATCTGCTCGCCGGACTGCTCGACAAATCTGTCCAAAGAAATCGAGAACTGGCAGCGGTCGCTGATTCTTCCCGAATAGCCGGGCTGGCGTGTGAGGCGGCTTATGATTCAGTGCACGGCGACCCGAAAAGGACCTCAGGCACTCCGTAATGACGCATGATCGCATCCCGCTGTGATACGACGCGCTGTAGCTCACTGATCTCCCGCATCCTTTCATAGCTCTGGCTGCTGGTTTCAGACAAGCGTGTTTTTGTGGTTTCCAGATCCTTGCCCAACCGATCACGCTCGATCGTCAATACCGAAACCATGTCGATCAGCTTGGCCTGGTTCTTCCGGTACCGGTCAACCTCCTGGCGCAGGAGTTCGTTCTCGGCCTCGATCAGCTTGTTGTGGTGCTCGAGCATTTCCTCTCGGGTCGGATTGCCGAGCCAGTTCTCGGCGTCGTAGTCGATGCACATGTGGGATATCCGATACTGTTTGGATATACAGTAATCGAGATGATGAATGGATGACGAGTGTAAGGTGATGAAAGGGTGTTTTGAATGTCGGCAGGACGCCGGGGGGGGGGTGTTCAAAATAGCTGCGTGTACAAAACGTGAGCCACGCAAAGCGACAGCGTGTACACTGCGGCGGCTTTTGGTACAGCGTGACCGATTGCGGGCGGCATGTGCTGCTGATTTAAAAGGTTTTTTGCTTGGTGAGGATGATTTAGGTTCCAGCGCCGCAAGGTGTGAGAGTTCGAGTCTCTCCGTCCGCACCAGACAATAGAAAAAGCCGCCTAGTGCGGCTTTTTTTGTTTCAGCGTTTTGTTTTTCGTGCCGCAGGTCAGTCAGCCCAGGCTGCCGCCGGTCTTGCGGGGCGTGTTTCATGGTTGGAGGCGGTGTCAGGGTCTGCGTATTCCTTCCTTTATATAAAGGCCGGGCCAGACACCTTTTTGGCAGATGGAAGGCAGTCCCGATTGCCCTCAGCTGTCCGCCTGTCTCCGGCACCCTAATTTGCCCTTTTTCAGTAGGGTGACTTCTTGAGTTCGACCCACTAGAATGCTTGCCCTTAGATTCTGGGGTCGGGAAACGGCCGGCTAACGTCTGTGCAACGAGGAATATCCATGCAAGTTTCTGTTGAAAATACTTCCGCTCTTGAGCGCCGCATGACCATTGGCGTGCCTGCCGAACGCATCGAGACTGAAGTCAACAAGCGTCTGCAGCAGACTGCACGCAATGCCAAGATTCCAGGCTTCCGCCCTGGCAAGGTGCCAATGAGCGTGATCCGTCAGCGCTACGAAGAAGGCGCGCGTCAGGATGCACTGGGCGAAGTCATCCAGGCTTCGTTCTACGAAGCTGTTGTCGAGCAAAAGCTGAACCCGGCAGGTGCTCCTTCCGTAGAGCCCAAGTCCTTTGAAAAGGGCAAGGATCTGGAATACGTAGCCACCTTCGAAGTGTTCCCGGAGTTCACCGTTGCCGGTTTCGAGTCGATCGCTGTAGAGCGTCTGTCGGCCGAAGTCGCTGACAGCGATCTGGACAACATGCTGGAAATCCTGCGCAAGCAGAACGTTCGTTTCGAAGTGGCCGATCGCGCTGCCCAGAACGAAGACCAGCTGAACATCGATTTCGTCGGCAAGGTCGACGGTGAAGTCTTCGCAGGTGGTTCGGCCACCGGCACCCAGCTGGTTCTGGGTTCCGGCCGCATGATCCCGGGCTTCGAAGACGGTCTGGTGGGCGCCAAGGCTGGCGAAGAGCGCGTGCTGAACGTGACCTTCCCAGAGGACTACCAGAATCTGGAGCTGGCTGGTAAAGCTGCTGAGTTCACCGTTACCGTCAACACTGTTTCCGAGCCTAAGCTGCCTGAGCTGAACGAAGAGTTCTTCAAGCAGTTCGGCATCAAGGAAACCGGCATCGACGGCTTCCGCACCGAAGTTCGCAAGAACATGGAGCGCGAGCTGCGTCAGGCTATCAAGTCCAAGGTCAAGAATCAGGTAATGGACGGCTTGCTGAGCGCCAACCCGATCGAAGTACCGAAAGCCCTGCTGGAAAACGAAGTCAACCGTCTGCGCGTGCAAGCGGTTCAGCAGTTCGGTGGCAACATCAAGCCTGACCAACTGCCGGCCGAGCTGTTCGAAGAGCAGGCCAAGCGCCGCGTCGAGCTGGGTCTGATCGTTGCTGAAGTGGTCAAGCAGTTCGAACTCAAGCCTGATGACGCCCGCGTTCGCGAGATGATCCAGGAAATGGCTTCCGCTTATCAGGAGCCTGAGCAGGTTGTGGCCTGGTACTACAAGAACGAACAGCAAATGAACGAAGTGCGTTCGGTTGTGCTGGAAGAACAAGTTGTGGATACTGTTTTGCAGAAAGCGAGCGTGACCGATAAAGCGGTCTCGTACGAAGAAGCAGTCAAGCCGGTAGAAGCTCCACAAGCCGACTGA